TGCATGCACCAGATTTCCCATATCCAGAACAGGGGAGCGTACCTTCTGGATGGTTTTAGATACGTGGCGCGCCTCGAAATACATCAGCGATACCCGTGCATCTTTAACCATCGTGGAGCTGATACCGTTAGCGGCGTGGTAGATCTCATTTGGCACGCATTCATATCGACCTGGCTCGAAATACTCCGGCCATGCTAGCGCTGCTTGTTCAGCCTCTTCCTCTTCATCGCTATGAGCACTCTCGGAAACCTGGCTTTTCAGCACTTCGGCGGTAAGATCCGGGCAGCGTTCAGCCAGTATTTCGCTCATGTTCACGGTAGTTGTTTGCGCAGGAGGTTCATCAGCGCCTTCGCCTGTTGATACCGCATTATCATTTTCGTCTTCGACCGGCTGAGCCGTTTCCATCTGCACATCGCTGGTGGTTTCCCCGGAATTAGCTGGATGTAATTTTTCTTCTGCAGCGCGCTGGCGCGCCTGGTCCACGATAGAAAGTGCTGGTGCTGGTGCTGGTGCTGGTGCTGGTGATGTCTGGCTATCCATCAGACCATCAATCGAAAAAACACCATTGCCCATGTTTGAAACTTCAGGCTGTTTGGGCTTGGTCAGGTCTTCGGTTATCCACTTCGGATCCGTGGGGTCACTGATGCCTTCGACATATTCGCCACGTTCGGCGGCCAGAACCTGATTAGCGTCAGGGCGTTTCTTTTGAGCTTCTTTCACCAGTTCGGTGCCAATTACCTGAAAGTCAGTTGGGAGAGTTTCCAGGTCAGGCACACCTTCATCTCCATCGATAGCCTTTTTCACAGCGTCCAGAGTGACGGCGGCAGATGAAACATGACCAGCTTTTTCAAGAGTCTCAGCAGAAGGGGCGTCATGCTTATGCTCGGTCAGGTTCGCATTGATATAGGTCTGCAGACTTACCGGGAAATGATGAATGTCGCTGGTGGCGCCACGAATAAGGGCAAAAATCGCGGCGCGGGAATAATCCAGGATGCCTGCGACCTTGCGCAGCGCTGCAGACCATTCCTTGAACGGACTTTCTTTCTTCTGGACGATCTCTTTGGCCCGGCGGTGAATTGATGCCGGGAAATTGTAGATATCGAAATCCATTGGCATTGTGGCCAGGGCTATTTCTACATCGAGCGTATCAAGGGTATGGGTGTAGTCAGGGTTGCGATCGGTTTTATTACCGCCGCCAGCATTCGTACCTGCATCGGTTTTCAAAACCGAAGAAATGCAGTTACCGGCAGCCCATTCCCTGGTGAGAATGCCGCGGTCGATCGCGTTCGTGGCGAACCACAGCTTTGCAAACTGGATACGTTTGCCGAGCTCATGCCGTTTCCCTTCCGGGAAGACTTTTTTATTGGCGCTGGTGAATTTCCAGAGCGCCGGCATATCGTATTTTTTGATTTCTGGGACATTCTCGGCGGCCAGAATCAGATCCTGGACGGCTGCGTTATCAGTGTCCATTTCAAGAACTGACAGCTCCTGCCGGTGAGGCATGCTGATATGATAAACGTGACGTTCTTCGGCCATGTACTGCGCCAGCAGCTGAGCGCGAAAGGGGAGTTCTGCTACGTTAAAAAGAGCGCTCAAATCGTCCTGGTATTCATCGCTACCGAAAGTTTCCACTGTCTCACCTTGTGCCGCGTCGCCAGTAGTATTGGCTTCAACAAACTCGCCACTAACGGGCTCAGCGGATACCCCTGCATCATCGCCGTGATGAACATCAGCAGGCGCCTGTCCTGGCTTCAAAGTCCAGGTTCGGCCATCATCGCCGAGCTGGTAGCGTTCGCACCATGAGTAATCGAGAACACCCTCCGCCGGCAGGTCGTTGAATACCGGGAAATCGGTACGAATTGGTTTTTGATAGTCTTTGCCGCGGCCTGTTTCGATCCCGGCGTCTTCCAGATCGACGTCCAGTTGCAGAAGGGCGCGAGCTTCTGATTTATTAGTGCGCCAGATTACGGCATCAGCTTTACCCGATTTTTGAGTCGCTTTTATCAGATAAAAATATTCCATGTGATAGCCTCTATTTTGGATGTAGAATCCCCCGGGCCATTGGTAGCGCCCATTCAGGGTGGTCATTGGTTTTGGTAATTTCCGGTGTAACTTTGGTCGGTGGCACCGGACGTACAGCCCGCTTCGGCGGGTTTACGTTAGCTCTCGTGAGCCATCTGGTCGTGAGAGGCGCAACGTTCTGAGCAATACTCTTTTTCTTTCCGTGCGAGCTGGTTCCCCTGGAGGTACAACAGGGTGCTTACCACTGGTTTTCCCTCGATTGCTTTACGGCAGTAACCGCATTTCTTCTGCATTATTCCCCCTACATTTGCACCGTGAACCCGGCTGGATGCTCGTCCAGTACACCTTTCAGCGGATAACATTCAGCTTTCACGTGTTGCTCTTCTGCAGCTGCCCTGCAGTCATTCTCAGTGTCGTAAACGCCGAGCAGGACATCCTGATTACCGCCTGTCAGCATGCTGACGGTGAGAACCAGGGCAAACATCGTGCTCATGAAGGGTCTCCTTTTTGCGCGAGCATATAGCACACCCGGCGGATAAAAGCTGACAGCGGATTTAAACGAACAGCCTGCTGACGAGCGGGTTTGCGTGCGAAATCAATCATAGAAATAACTCCCTCAGTGCGCTGATAAGCGCCGTCCAGATGAAGAGCCCGATAACTGCCGAAATGATCAGGGCTCTGATGCCTTGCTTACTCATTTCAACCTCTGCCTTGTCGCCGGCCAGCGGAACGTTACTACCTACTGCGCATTGATATTTCCACCTCATCCCGGCATTCGTATGCTACGGGCAGCTACTTCGTGGGCGTCCTGCCTTGGTGGGTTGCTGTTGGGAATAAGTAAAACATTGCTTTACTATTAAGTCAAGTTTTGGTGAATTGATTTGTAAAGCATTGCTGTATCTGGCGATGGGGTATATGGCTTTAGCCGATGTTTTCCGTATGTGTTATGCTCACAAAAACATCAATGAGGGCTGATGGTATGAGGATGAGTTTTTCGCGGAGATGCACCCGCAAATAGCGCAAAATATCGGGATAGCGGTTATGCAGCTACTGGTTGAGAAACAAGAGCCGTCAAGAGAGACGCTGATAGAGATAATTCAGGCGTTGTGGCAGGAAGACCAGGTCGATCTGGCTGTGGAGTTGGCTATTTACGTTCTGTCGCAACCAAAAGAATAGGGGCAATAAAAAACCCGATATGGGAATCGGGTTTTATATTCTAGTTCTTTTGCTTTTCGTTTTTAACTAAAAGAATCTTGATATCATTTAGTTGGGATGAGGTCTCTCTAAAGCCAGTGTCAACCTTATCTTCAAGCTTATCCACTCGCATGCTTATGTCTTGCTTAGCTTGCTGCAGATCTTGTTTTAACTCAAGCCTATTATCTCGGGCCTTGCTGTCAATTGTTGAATTTATCCAGGTCGTGGCACCAACAATAGCTGCAATAATCGGCAAAACGGTAACTGTCCAAGTCAGAACTGACTTTGAGTTTTGTGAATTCATGTCAGCCTCCCCGTTGATGTGATTAGCAAAACCGGTAGTGATTTTGGCAGGGTTTGAGCTTTCATACAACATCCCTGCACTAACAAATTTTATAGAACCATCAGGCTGTTGTTCCGCAATGAACAATGCTTTTTGCGCATCTGACATTGGGATAAATTCTTGGAACTTAGAATGTTTTATTTCCACAAAATCATTCATTTTCTTCGCCTTTACTTCCAGCATCTGGTGGTTCTTTGTTCAATATTTCCAGAACGGTGCGGTGGCTGAAAAATACTATGTGTCCGCATTCCATACATTCTCTAGTAAGAATAGGCATGGAATTATTGATCATGAGCTCACCCTTCTCGCCTTCATCCATGGCATTGAGAGCTGCATAAGGTAACGAAAGGGAAATGGTTACTTGCTCCCCAGAAACATTAGTTGGGAAGGCTGTGCCTACCCGAAAAGCAGACTTTCCACAGATCACACAGCCCTTACCATGATCTGGTAATGTGGAAAGATATCTAGTGAATTCTTTGAAACCTACCGCTTCTAATTTACTCATAATTATATCTACTTAGTTGTGAGCCTTGACAAATCGGATTACCTAACAATTTGTCTTATCAGTCTTCAAGATCATCACCTTTAATCCTTCGCCCCATGTACTTGGCATACAGCTCATCGAGTTCTTTGAGCCGTAGAGATACGATCCGCAGCATGTTCTGCTGCTCATCTTCGGGCAATTGTCGATAGAGTTCGAGCAGCCGTTGCTCGTCAGCTTTAAGCCCGTTTTTCTCCCCAACATCCTCACCTAACAACCATGGAACCGAAACTCCGACAGCATCGGCGATTGCCAATGCAGATTCTTTACTGATTCGTCCTGTTTTGAACCAGCCGGAGACTGCCTGCTTACTGACGCCAGCAATCCGGGACATCTCAGTTTTTGAGATCCCTTTTGCATTCAATTCTGTAAGCCTAGAGATCAGGCCTTCGGTCGGGGTTTTATCGCTCATGTTCTCATTGTAAATAATTGCTTTACTCCTTGATAGGCATGCTTAGGTTGACCGTAAAGTAAATTAATGCTTTACTTTGCGCTATCTAAGGAGGTCATATGACTGGTATCGAAAAAGCTATACAAAAGTCTGGTTCTGCAAGCGCGCTGGGTTTTGCTCTGGGCGTAACGAAAATGGCGGTTTCTTTTTGGCGCAAAAATGGAGTTCCATCCTCACGTGTAATCAAAATTTATGATGCGACCGGAGTAACTCCTCATGAGTTACGTCCAGATCTTTACCCCAACCCCACCGACGGCCTGCCGAAACAGGAAGGCTAACCATGCAAACACTTTCCTTTCAACAAAATACCGGATTCAACCCCGGCGCTCTGATAAAGCGAAATCAGGCGAAAGTGGCAGATCACGACGGCATTCGTTCTGCCGTTCGCGCCTGGGCTGCAGCTGAGGGCCAGGATGTTGTGTCGGCACATATCATCGATGAGTGGCGCCAGCAGGGCGGCGAGGAGATAGCGTTCCCTGATGATATCAGCCGTGCCCGACAGAAGCTTTTTCGCTACCTGGACAACCCGGCCGAGTCTGAGCGCTATCGCGAGTACGTTCGCCTTCTTACCCCGGCAATCATGGCCGTTCTTCCGCTGGAGTTCCGACATCGTCTGATGCCACAGGACGATATTTTGTCGCGCCTGTCTTCGGCCATGAAGGAATGCGCTGAAGCAAAGCAAGCGGTGATGCTGAACGCGCCAGAGCACCAGAAACTGAAGGAGGTGAGCGAGGGAATAGCGTCGCTTTTCAGGCTAATGCCTGAGCAGACAGGAACGCTGATGACGATCGTGAGCTCAATGCTTGGCGTGATGTAAGCGGGGTATCCATGAATCACATCGATTTTATTGAGAAGAAAGTCCGCGAGGAACTTCTTCGCCAGGGCTTCACGCAAGCAGTGGCTCAGGGCGGGGCATGCCAGGCGGTCGATATGTACAAGCGGATGTCACAGGCAAGCCGCAAAGGGGGAATGTTTGACGATGTTATGCGATACGCAAAGTTATGGGCTGAGAAGCAGACCAGCGCAGCTGAACGCCGGGAAGCAAAGCGCAAAGTGCGAAAGGGCGGCGACCAGGCTGGGTTGTTCTGAAAGGGTGAAGACTGTTGTGCGCCAACACAGCCAGTCTTCGGGTGAATTAATTGGGTCAATTCACGGGATGAAGTATGTCAAATACCGCTGAAGTTATCAATTTTCCAATCAAAACCGAACTAACGGGAGGTCGCATGGCCGACCTGTCCAACGGCTACACCAGAATCGCCAATGAGATACAGAAACTCAAGCCGCGGCTGCGTATGTCCGGGCGCGAGTGGCAGTGTCTTGAGGCTGTTATCTGGCTCACCTACGGATGGAACAAAAAACAGGATCGGGTGACAAATACCGTCATTTCTGAGTTAACCGGGTTAAGTGATTCTCATGTTTCAGATGCGATAAAGCTACTCGCAGCACGGGGAATTATTTTTAGTCACAAGCATGGTGTGATGAAAACTGTCGGTATAAATACTGAGCTATCCGCCTGGATTTTGGACAAACCGAAAACGGGAAAACTCTTCCCGAAAACGGGAATTTCCTTCCCGGAATCGGGAAAAACCTTCCCGGAAACGGTAGACACCCAAGACTATAACAAAAACAATATTAAAAGATCTTCGTCTCGGAATTCTGAAGAATCCCGAAACAAGAAAACTCATGAGTTTCTCTCTCGTCATCCAGAAGCGGCCGATGGGATTTATACCCCTGCCGGTAAATCCTGGGGAACAGCTGACGACCTCAAAGCCGCGCGATGGATTTTCGATAAAGCCCTGACCGTTAATGCCTCCCTCTCAGAGCCGAACTGGGTTGAATGGGCGAATGCCATCCGCCTGATGCGCCTGCAGGACAAGCGCACGCACTATGAAATCTGCGAACTGTTCAAGTGGGCAAATGAGGATGGTTTCTGGCAGGGAAACATCCTCTGCCCCTCAAAACTACGTAAGAAGTGGGACCAACTCACAACTCAACGCCTGCGCAGCCATGGTCCATCAAGAAACTCATCAGGCGCCAGTGCGCTGGACAACACAGACTGGATCGACGGGGTACTCGAATGAAATCTATCGCAGAAAGCATGCACAACTTCGACCGTGAAAACTTCCAGCGAGTGGCTGCCGGGCTTCCGGAAATGCAGGACGAGCAGGCAGTAAAGCGCCAGGCGGCCAAGACTGCGGAGATCTTCAACGAGCTGTTCCGCCAGCTGCTTGCCGTATTCCCGGTGTTGGCCAACAAATCTGTGGAAGACCTCAACGAGATGCGTCGCCAGTGGTTGTTGGCGTTCAAGGAGAATGGGATCACCACGATGGAGCAGATTAACGCCGGAATGCGTGTTGCCCGCAAACAGGAAAAACCCTTCATGCCGTCGCCGGGACAGTTCGTCGCCTGGTGTCGTTCTGAGGAGGCGGTAACTGTAGGCCTGCCAGATGCGAATGAGCTGGTTGAAATGGTTTACCAGTATTGCCGGACTCGCGGCCAGTATCCAGACGCTGAGTCGTACCCATGGCCTGAGCACAAAATCGAACCGTTAACGCTGAAACACAAAGCCTGCTACTGGATGGTGACTGGCTTGTACGCAGACATGCGCGCAAACGGCCTCAGCGACACGGAGTTGCGACGTAAGGCGCAGGATGAGCTGCTGCGTTTGGTTCGTCGCTTGAATGCCGGGGAAGTGATTCCCGATCCGGTTAAACAGATCCCAAAGCTTGGCGGACGTCCGCTGAGTAACGAGCAGGGCTTAAACAAAATTGCGGAAATCCGCGCGAAATTCGGTTTAGGCAGAGGGCGGAATCATGGCTAGAGCATTGTCAGCAGTTGAGCGCAGAGAGTACGTCCGCGCAGTGATTCGGATCACCAGGCATCAGGGGCGCCTCACGACCACCGAGGCAATGAAAAAACTGGGGCTGAGCCGCGCTACTGTCCAGCGGTATTTTTCCGAAGCAGAAGCGACTGGCGAGGTTGTCCGGCATGGTCGTTTGGGGCTGTTCCGCGATCAGCGGGCCGTCATCGACTTTGACATGAAGCGTTTTGGCCTGGTGCCGAAAGTTGCTGTTGGGATGAATTACAGCCTGCTTGGCAGTCCTGTTTTTCAGCGAGTTTTAGATGTTCAGGAGGCTATTCATGGCTAAGAATTCAATCGATGTATACGGTGCCAGCGGCAAAACAAACGTGCTCAGTTTCGAGCCTGAAAACCTGCACCTGGTCACCGATAAGACCCACCCACTTTACGATGAGCGTGTACACCTGCCTATCGAGGAAGGGATGGTACTGAACATTGCGGAGCTGGGTGTACTGGAGCCGATCATCGTCAGCCGAGGCGCGCGGAGTTGAGAGGGCTATCGCTCACCTGGAGAAGAAGTTCAGCAATATCGGCGTGCAGATTATGAACCTGCAATGGCTGGCAGACTCACTGCGTGAGGGGGCATCAGAATGAGCAACCGTATCCATAACTTCGGCTGGAACCGCCTGAAACTGGCAACGCTCACCTATGAGCAACTGGCTCAACTGGAAGAGCAAGTGAAGGCCGAGCATGCCTGCAAAAACGGCATTCACCTCTTCGATAAAGCCGGTCAGCGCAAACTCGACGCCCTTAGCTGGGCCGTATACAACAAGCAGAAGGCGGAGCGTGCCGCATGACAACTGATATCACCGAACTGGTGCAGAGAGATAAATTCGAAGCGTGGTGGGAGCGCGAGTATAAACATCTAGAATCCTCGACATATACCGATACTGTGCCGCATATCAAATACGGTTTCTGGATGGCATATCAGGCCGGTGGCGCTGAGCTGGTAGAGGCGCTGGAGAAGGCGCAGGAGACGATTGCATTTCAGCAAGGAGAAATTAAAGCGCTTTTGTCGTCATTGGAGTCCCGCACCGTGAAGCTGCCAGACTTACGGCAGATTGTATCTGGGGACAGATATGTCTGGTCTGATGGTGTTTATAACTACAGCCAAGACGTAAAGGTAGCGCTGGCCGCCGCTGGCATCAAGGTGGAGGCTGAGTGATGGCTATAGAAAACCCGAGTTCATGCCCGCACTGCGGCGGTGAGAATGGATTCCACACGAAAGAGGTTGTGGATTTCAAACAGTTTTATGCTTGGGATGGCTCATTCCTTGAAGGGCAGCACACCAGCGGTGTTCGCGGTGGGAAAGCATTCTACTGCTGCGACTGCGGTCGGAATATAACATCGCGCATCAATAAGCCTGGAGCCAACCAATGACCAGCAAATTAACCAGAGAGCAGCTTCACGAACGCGCTCGTGAAAACGTCAAAGCGCTGAAAATGGCATCACGACAGACAGCATTCGAAAGCGCGCGCGAAGAAATATTGGCTGACCTGCAGCTTGCTGAACTGGCGCTGGCCGCAATGGCCGGCGAGCCGGTGGTGAAAAAAGTGGCCTGCTGGTCTTGCCAAAATGAGGTTGAGATTGCGGCCATTTCTGATTGTGATGAGTGCTGCCCAAAATGCGGCACGCGAATTCACCTCGATGAAGAGCCATACATTGCACCTCTGTCCGCTCCGGACCGTGACCAGGTACGCCAAGAGCACGCCGAGTGGTCACAGTCCACGTTTGGCAATGTCGGCCCGGTTGGCCCGCTGAAGCACCTCAGCAAAGAAGCACTGGAAGCCGCTGCCGAGCCTGGCGACCTGTCGGAATGGGCTGATATGCAATTCCTGCTGTGGGACGCCCAGCGCCGGGCTGGTATTACAGACGAGCAAATAACCCAGGCGATGATCGATAAGCTGGCGGTAAACAAGCAACGCGAATGGCCGGAGCCGAAAGACGGTGAACCGCGATTGCACATCAAAGAGCAGCCAGTGCCGGTAGTGCCGAAGTCCATGAGCGTTCGGCAGGCCATTTCTGCTCTTGAGAGCGCAGGTGCAGTAACAACAATCGGTCAGGCGTACAAAATGGGCTGGAACGCCTGCCGCGCCGCGATGCTGCAGGAATTAAAAAAAAGTGCAGGAGCTGAAGCGATATGCAGGAGTGACGAAAATGTGCAGGTACTGCACATCAAATCTCCGGCGCAATCCGATTGCTGCCCGGCGCAAAACGTCGTCGCTCCAGCGCAAAGCCCAATCGATCACGGTTATCTACCAGAGTGCGAATGCGCAGGGTGTAAGGCTACTGCCAGAATCTGCACAGAAATGGCCGTCAACTCTCTGGTAATTCCTGATGAGATGACATCAGGGCAGGCATATGAAATAGGATATTACTATGGAGACCCAGTAGACGTGTTTGCGCGTGGGGCTAACTGGATGCGCCAGCATATCATCGACTCCACATTAGCAGCCGCCCCGCAGGCAGCCCCGGTAGTGCCGAAGGAAAAACCAATTCCAAATACACTGCGCATGTACGCCGTGGATGCAGTAGCAGCCATCGCTGAGGTGAAGGGCTGGAACGCCTGCCGCGCCGCCATGCTGCAGGCTGGCAACTCTCCGGTTAACGATGTCACTGCTGGTAAACCGTTGACCATCATACTACCCGATATCAGCTCAAAGGCGTTCTGGAGTGGTTCCGGTAAAACCGAAGTATTCCATCCGGAGACTTACCGCCGTTGGGTTAAAGAAGCGATCGAACGTGGCTGTATTATCGCCTGCATTGATGCGGAGGTGAAATAGTGGACTCTTCACTGGAATACGCCTGCAAACGCCTGCAGGAACTGGAAAGCCTACTGCTGGTGGATGTGCCTGAAACAGTATGGCCAGCGGAAGTCAGCATGGTCTTCACTCAGGTTGAAAAAGCCGGGACACCCCCGGCGCACCACCAGCGCCGACTGCAGCACCATATCAACCATATGTGGCTGGAAAAAAAGCCGGTACCGATGAACGTAAGCTGCGTTAATAAACGAAATATTTGCGGTATCCGACTTGGTATCATAAGTAATCAAAAAAGAAATTAGCGTAGTTTTTTAGGACTACATTCACGACCAACGTTTATGACAATTTGAACGTGAACATTGTGATAATTAATCAAGTGAAGTATCGTTAAGTTCAAGCTCAAAGGTACCGCCTTTGCGCGGCATGACCTGATCAACCATTTTAATAAACCTATTCCATCCATATCCATTGGCGATGGCTAATCGCTGAACCATAATTAAAGAATGCAAGTGTTGCGATAACATGGGGTTTCCGACATCAGCAGTAAGCCATTGATGCATTTTGTTTTTCCGCTGACCATTCAATTGTTTTGGTGTTTTTTTCTCAAGTTCCTGAAGAATAGAGTCGCCGAGACGCTCATATACAAGGTCCCTAGTGTAATGGGCGACTACGCTAAACCGGTTTTTACTCATACCCGACCAAGGCCAATTTTTCAGCTTGTAAATATTTTCGTAAAACTCGTCAGGGAACTTTTTAGCCCACGCAGAAAGTTCTTTACTAATTATTTTGTCTAAATAGGCCTGTAAAGCATCCTTGGGGCGAATTTCTTGATAGCCTGTCGCTTCATCAACTAGGGCGATGATCCCGACTTTTGCAAGCGAACGAACTAAGATTTCAGCTTTTTGAGCTGTATCCATCTGGTTTGTTTTCAGCGCACCATCTTGTCTGGCTTTTAAATAAACATCACATACTAATGGGAGTATTGATGCATCATAACCCTCGAGTTCAGCCCCTGAATTGTCTAAAAACCGCTCGCGTTTGATCACCTCCATAAGATCTTGATTAATATATGGAACAAGATTGGCAGCGTCCATAAAAGCAGGCAGTATGATCTCACCATCAAGGGTAGCTCTTACGCCTCGACTTGGTCTCCCTAACGCTTTAAAAACGGAGGATTGAGAAATTATTCGCTTTCCATTGTTGAGTACTGCCACCTCCAGTTCAGTGTCATTAATTTTTAGCACACCTTCAAACTGGGCCGTCGGAAGGTTCGTTTTGATCCTTTGCCAGCGTTTGTTGGCTGCGTTCTGGGCAACTTCTTTGCGTTCATCCGCTGTCATTTTCTCTGCACGAGCTTTCCCACCCTTAACCTGAGGGGATTCGTCTTCAATGGTCATAATGGACTCCTTGAATAATTGATGAAGGCATTATCGTTTGGGATAAACCTTTCAGCAAGCATTATTGTAAAATTTGCTTGCTTGTCTTCTGGGTTATTAGTACAACTTGCTTCAAGGGAAGGGGAACGATGTTCACGAAAGGCATGTACTGACACTAAATAAGCTAAGAAAATTCGCGATCATCACATGCGCATACGTGGAGTGCTATGAAGATTGACGACGAGTGCAGGAAAGGCCACAACAACATATAGTTTAAAGCATAAAGTATGAACAGCTTTCTCTTATTCTAATCTTTCCCGATTTGGTAACGTTATCATAGGATGTTTTCGTTGTGAGAGAACACCCTTTTTTTTCAATTAAATCATAGCAATAGGGGTAAATATGACACAGCAGAGAACGACCTCTTTTCGGACTATCCCTTTAGATCTTGAAGTAAAGCAAGAGGCAGTAATTAACGGCATCGAGATGGGAGTTCTTGATAACGGAATTCCTTATCTGACGCAAAGTGGACTTGCAAGTGTTTGTGGTGTACAGCGTTTAAGAATCAAGGAAATTACTGATGAATGGGCAGAATCAGTAGAGCATGGCATTTTCCGAAAAGGAAGAATGACATTTATTGGTACATACCTTTTAAACGAAGGATTTTCTGATGAAAAGCTATACATTCCTATAATTAGGAATGGTGTTGAGTATCATGCATATCCAGATGTCGTTTGCATGGCGATCCTCGAATACTATGCTTTTGAAGCAAAACAAGCCGAAAGTGAAACGGCCATTAGATCTTATCGTGAGCTTGCTAAAAAAGGTCTTAAGACCTTTATCTATGAAGCGCTTAAGTATCAGCCTGAAGATCCATGGCGGCATTACCATGACAGAGTCTCATTGCTCAAAGATAAGCGGTCTATACCTGATGGTTACTTCATTATCTTCAATGAAATTGCAGGCATGATGGTAGATCTCATTAATGCGGGCCTTGCTATAAACCAACACACCGTTCCAGATGGTAGTGTAGGAGCTTGCTGGGCCAGGCATTGGAAAGATGCAAGTCTTTCGGAGGATTTCGGAGAAAGGATCGATTGTGAGCATTACTATCCAGATGATTTTCTTCAAGCTAGGTCAAATCCACAAATTATCAATGCTTACCCTGATGCAGCGTTATCGGAATTTCGCCGCTGGTTCAAGCATCAATACCTGACAACCAAGTTTCCGCCTTATATTCTTAAGAAATCGAATGTCTTGCCGGGCGGAAAGGAAGATGCGACTAGATTAATTGAAGCGTTTAAGCAGTCAGCCATTGAAAGCAAATGAAAATCAAGCCTCTTAGGAGGCTTTTCTTTTGAGTTTACCTAACCAATCCGCAATAATCATGTCATCCGAGTCTGAATAACCCCGGTGACTTCTGCGCTTTGAGGGAACTCAAAGTGCAAACGACAACCAGAACACATATCAACCAGTCACAGATGCAGAAATGCACCTGCGATTTTCTGCATTAAGCGTTTTATCTCTCCGGAGGGGAAGCGTGACTTTCACTCAAGAGGGCATCAAGCTGCATAACGGCAATTTCACCGTTCTAGATCAGCCCCTACAACCATACCTCACCAATGGTGATCTCTTCTGACTAAAATACCCAAGCCGCGGTGTGAAATACGCAAAGGACAAGCAGGTAGCGCGCTATGGCAACGCTGTGCCGCCGCTGTTCGCTCAGGCGCTGGTTAGGGCTAATTTACCTGATATGTGCCTGAAAAAAGACATTGCAGCATGATAGAACCCGCTTCGGCGGGTTTTTTAATATGGAAAAACATCAATCTAAACATAAGCATGGTGTTAGCAAAAAGTGCTGCAGAGGGGTTGAACATTTCATGCAACCGGTATACTGTTTATTTATACAGTATCTGTGTGAGGTGCTAACCATGAAAGTTGAAGTCACAATTGATAAACATAAAAAACTCCCTGATGGCGCCATACCTGCGCTTGAGCAAGAATTGCTGCGCCGCTTGTCCCAGTCTTATGATGACTGCAAATTAACCATTCGACGCACAAGCAACGATGGCCTTAGCGTTTTGGGCGGCGCTGATGGCGATAAAAAACGCGTTGAGCAAATTCTGCAAGAGACATGGGAAAGCGCAGACGACTGGTTTTATTGATTCACCTTTTGGTGGCTGGCATTTCCCAAAGCATCGCAATAAGCGTGTCCCTTTGATGCTGTCACCGGACTTTTTTTTGCGTCTGTATGTCGCTCAGGGGGTAGTGTGAGTGATGGTATTGAGGTTCCTACTAATCATTCCTGGTACGATGTTGTCAGGAGATCAGATGGCGCCATTATTTGTAGCTTCCCGGCCGAAGGAAGGCATCTGATTTACAGGGTTAATGGCATAATTTCAATGCGACCTTTATTGCCTGAAGAAGAAATTTTTACTCTAAACGGATTTATGAAATTTGCGGAACGACTTGGCTACCGAGTTCTCCCACCTTCTGATAATATGAAATCAACGGCCTGAACAACCGTTACCTACTGCGCCACGGAGAGAAGCCATGGCGCAATTGCACTTAATAAAACAATCTCAAGGTATCCTGATCCCCGCGACGCCGGAGACCAGTGATTATCTGCAATCAAAATGCAAGCTCGGATCCGTTCTGGAAGCCGATTATAAGCTTGTCCGCAATCCGGCGTTTCACCGCCGTTACTTTGCTTTACTCAATCTCGGCTTTGAATATTGGGAACCTACCGGCGGGGCGATTTCGTCTAACGAGCGCAGGCTTATCACAGGTTACGCCAAATACCTTGCTGCTTATGGCGGGAGTGAATCGGCGTTGCTTGATGCCGCCGGGCAATATCTCGACCGGATAGCTGAGAAGCGATCCGGCTATATCAGTATTTGCAAATCCTTCGATGCTTACCGGGCGTGGGTCATCGTTGAAGCCGGCCACTATGACGCCATACAGCTGCCGGACGGCACGCTAAAAAAACACCCTCGCAGCATTTCTTTCGCAAGCATGGACGAATGCGAGTTCCAGGAACTGTACAAAGCATCGCTGGATGTTCTCTGGCGGTGGATCCTCTCTCGTTCATTCAACAGCCTGCAGGAAGCTGAGAACGCCGCCAACCAGCTTTTAAGCTTCGCGGGGTGATGCCGATGAAACACTCATGGTTTCACCATCTCGAATGCACAACGCAGCAGGCCGACGAATTGGTAGCGAGATATCGTCAGCGGGGCGTAAAGGTCGAACGAAGCTTAAACCCTGACTTTATAACATGGACCGTCAGCGCGCAGCTGGTGGAGGACAAAAATCCGCCGCGGCCAAACTCTCGCTGGCGCAACAGGATGTGGGGGTGAGTATGGCGAACCTACGCAAAGAGGCGCGTGGCCGCGAATGTACAGTGCGGATCCCTGGTTACTGCAACGGCAACCCGGAAACCAGCGTGTTGGCGCATTACCGCCTGGCGGGTACGTGCGGCACAGGATGCAAGCCTGACGATACTCAGGCGGCGATCGCCTGCAACGGGTGCCATGACGTAATTGACGGCAGAACCAAAACCACCGATTTCACATACGACGAATTGCGCCTGATGCACGCAGAGGGGGTAATGCGCACCCTGGAAATCTGGCGGAAAGAGGGACTCATCAAATCATGAAAATCTACGATATCACGCCCATCGGCAAACCCAGGATGACCAGAGCTGATAAGTGGAAGCAGCGTCCGGAAGTAATACGTTACCGGGCGTTCTGTGATGAAGCTCGTCTGCGCAAAATTCACCTGCCAGATTCCGGCGCTCACGTCACGTTCGTCATGCCTATGCCGCAAAGCTGGAGTCAGAAAAAGAGAGCGCAATACGCAGGACGTCCACATCAGTCAAAGCCCGACTGCGACAATATGCTGAAAGCCCTAATGGACGCTCTCTATGAGGATGATTCACACGTCTGGGATTGCCGCATCACCAAAATATGGGGCGAGAAAGGGCAGATCATCATTGGGGAATCTCTATGACCCTCGATCACTTCATGCAGTACCAAACCGAGAGCGTTAAGCGCGCCAGTATGCCGCCAGTAGCAAAGCACAACCTGAACCAGACCAAACCAAAACAGCCAAAGAGGGCCGCAGCGTGAATCTTGAAAACACAGTGAAATACCACTTCGCAAAATCCACGCTGATTAGCGATTCTCCGCGTGCTACCGCCTCAGATTCACTGACCGGCACCGACATCATGGCAGCAATGGGCATGACCCAGGAACGTGCCGCTATGGGGTATAGCGCTTTCCTGGGCAAGATGGGCATAAGCAACAATGACCGGGATCGGGCTATAGGACTATTGGCTGAGTACGCGCTGACAAAATGCGATAAGGTTGCTGCGTTGCGAAAGCTCTCGCCAAGCGTAAAACCCCGGGTTATACGGATCCTCGCAGAGTACGCCTTTGAGGATTACTCCCGCAGTGCTTCCAGTAAAAAAACATGCGACTGCTGCAACGGGTCTGGATTCATCGACACAGTGGCGTTCACCAACAAAGTAACGTATCCGGACGGCAAACCGCCGAAGTGGGTCAAAGTTACAAAGGGGATCTATCCATCATACTGGGAGGAGGTGAAGTCGGTCCGGGAGCAGGTCCGGGTGCTTTGCCAAAAGTGCAAGGGAAAAGGGACTGTTAGCGCCGCCTGTAACGACTGCCACGGTCGGGGGAAGGTAGTGAACCAGGATGAGACGGAGAAGCAGGGAGTGCCTGTGATGGGTAACTGTAAACGCTGTGGCGGTCGCGGGTATGAGCGAATCCTCTCCACTGCTGTGCATAGGGCCATTTGCCAGATAACGGACGCCATCACTTTGGATACCTGGAAGAAATCGGTTAAACCGTTCTTCGATGTATTGATCACTAAATTCGATATAGAGGAGGCGTGGGCAGAGGCGCAACTCAAACAAATAACGCGGTGAGATATTTACTTTTCCCGAATTCGTGTTAATTTGTTCTAACGATGGGCATTGTATGTTCACCGTTGAAGAAAAAATTTAAAGCCTCGGCAAATGCCGGGGCTTTTTCGTATCTGCAATCCGGTCAGGGCTCTTGGGTTGAGATGTGCTGCACGACACATTAACGCCCATGCGCGAGAGCCCTGAACCAGATTGAAGTTACTCAGCAATAATAAAACTGCATGTCATCATTTGCTTACATCTTATTGACCATAAAATTAACATCTTGTTAATCTATTCGTGTAGTGAATCCCCCTATGCGGAGGGGCGTCCAGTCAGTTACAGAACCTGTAAATGCAGCGCGGGCCATGCCGACTGGGGCATGCTCACCGGGAGGCACCCGGCACCACGCAATGCTACTAAGCTATTTGGTAGTGGGGTTGCTGTTTCGGCTTCTCCAGCTATGTTTAAAAGGCAGTAACGGAAAAAGCGAGCGCTCTCCTGGTAAATCGGTAGCTCGGACTATTAGGTACGTCTCGATCCGGTACAGAATCAGTATTGCCTACCTTTCTGCCCGTTCCTCTGAGCGGGCTTTTTTTCGCCATGAATAAGGCTCCTCGGCAAGCTGAGGAACAAATCATTTGAGGCTGCGCTTATGCGCGGCCTTTTCTTTTTCCCCTCAATTCTGAGAGGATTCACAGCAATAGAGGGGGACCGATGTCCGAACCAATTACCGGCACAGGCTTAGCTGGTGGCGCTTTAACTGGGGCGAGTGTTTACGGGCTATTAACCGGTACAGACTACGGTGTTGTGTTCGGGGCATTTGCTGGTTCCGTCTTTTATATAGCGACAGCGGCCGATTTGAGCGCCCCACGACGGATGGCATATTTCGTTGTGTCCTATATCGCTGGAGTTCTGTGCTCCGGGCTGGTCGGTTCTAAGTTATCCGACCTGACCGGGTATAACGATAAGCCTCTGGATGCAATTGGTGCCGTAATCATTTCGGCATTGGCCGTAAAAATACTCACCTTCCTGAACAATCAGGATATTGGCTCGCTGGTGGCGCTAATAACGCGCCGGGGAGGTTCCGGTGGTACTAAATGATCCTACTGCAACCATCAATGCGCTGTTATGTGCTGGTGTCGTTGTTACGTTGATGTTCTATCGCCGCAGAGACTCACGTCATCGTAAGTGGGTGTCGCGGCTGGCATGGCTGATAACAGTGATATACAGCTCTGTGCCGTTGGCGTATCTGTGCGGCATCTATCCCTATTCATCATGGCCCACCATCGCGGCCAATATCATGATCCTTGTCGTGCTGCTGAGCGTAAGAGGCAATGTAGCGCGACTGGTTGATGTACTGAGGCACTAATGAATCAAACACAATTCCAGAAGGCGGCTGGTATTAGCGCCGGGTTAGCTGCGCGCTGGTTTCCGCATATTACAGCCGCGATGAAAGAGTTTGGCATCACTTCCGCTATCGACCAGGCAATGTTCATTGCTCAGTGCGGCCATGAAAGCCTCGGGTTTAACAGGGTAGTGGAGAATTTCAACTACAGCATCGCCGGGCTTGCTGATTTTGTTCGTTACGGCAGGTTAACGCAGGATCAGGCCAATTCCCTCGGGCGCAGCCAGTCGGAAACTGTGTTACCTCTGGAGCGTCAGCGGGCTATCGCCAACATTGTCTATAGCAAGCGGTTGGGTAACAGCAAGGCAACTGATGGATGGGTTTATAGAGGGCGCGGACTAATTCAAATAACCGGACTTTCTAATTACCGGGACTGCGGCAACGGGCTGAAGGTTGATCTGGTGGCACAGCCAGAATTACTGGAGCAGTCCTCTTACGCGGCCCGTAGTGCAGCGTGGTTCTATGTCTCAAAAGGTTGCTTGAAATATCCGGGTGATCTTGTCCGGATCACGCAGATTATCAACGGCGGACAAAACGGGATTAATAACCGGCGAGCCCGCTTCCTGAAAGCAAAATCGGTACTGGTGGTGTGATTATGGGAATCGAAGCTATCGCGGGGCTGGTGGTTGTCATCCTGGCTGCTATCGCTGGCGCATTCGGCATTGGTCATGCTCGCGGGACCAGTAAGGCGGAAGCCAAAGCCGAACAGCAGCGCGCCGAAGAAAACGCCGCTGCTACTGTCGCCGCGGCAGAACGCCGTGCTGAAGTCACAAAAGGGGCCAGTGATGTACAGGAAGACGTTAAGCGTATGGGCGATGACGATGTTGATCGCGAGCTGCGCCAAAGATTTACCCGCCCCGGTAGTCGTTGATACGGCCTGCAGCTGGGTGCGGATCATCTACCTGACCGACCACGATATCGACGTGCTGGATAAGCAGACCAAGCGCGACATTCTGGCGCACAACAAAGCAGTGCAGGCCAATTGCCCACAATCAACCGAAAAGGCTACGAAATGAGTGAAGCAAAACCGCAGGATGGCAGCACAGTAAAAGGCTACCGCACATTAACCGATGGCGACATTGAGCGAATGAACCGCCTTAAAGGCGTCAGCCGCCACTTCTGTAGTTTGCTTGATACCGAGCGAGGTGAATTGTTGGCTGTCCGTAATGGCCCGGCAATGTTAAGCGCTGAGCAGGCTCGGGAGATTGATGAAGCTATGCGTAGCTTGGCACTCGCGCGCACCAAAATGCAGGAAGCCTGTATGTGGGCATGCCGTGCAGTTGCCCGGCCAGATGCTGACTGTTAACCCCTCTAAGGGCTAAATCAGCCTTCATCCCCACATGAGGATGTTACAGAAGTTACTAACTGAGTGGCTTCGATAATGCTATAGTTCACCAGAAAAAGATGATTGTATGGAGGCATGAGATACTGCTCCTTTTTAGCACATAAGGGTTATGTTAGTGGTGAATGTGGCTATTAACAGTGGGATATGTAGTTATTTATTTTTATTTCTGACTATGTGGCCAGTTTTTATAACGCTGTGTCTAGGGATGTCTATAGCATTTTACGGAGTGTTAATGAAGAAAACTGCACTTGGCTGGCTACTTGCCGCTTTATTTTTTGGAATTATTGGAGGGCTGTGTGGGTATTAACTCACTGACGCTGAAGTTTCTTTTCGAAGTCTTCAAGGATGTATTGCTGCCGTTATCCATCGAATGCATGTATGCTGATAACGATTTTTAAAGAAAAAGGAATGGATGATGAATACCCATAAGCTTCTGGATACATACATGTTAGTTGGTGCCGGTCTTTCTCGCGTCAAATATGAGATTTTTTCAGGAGATGAAGGATCATATGCGTTTATTACGATTTACGCATATGAGCCTCATTTCCATGTTAGGGGTTATGATTCCTTAAAGTTAGATGAAGCTGTTGATATCAAAGAGCAGATCGAAGGGCATTTTGCTGAGAAATATCAGTAGCCAATATCAGTTGTGTGAATCTACAGCCCTGCTTATGCGGGGCTTTTTATTGCCAGAAGCAGGAGAAGAAGCATGTTAACAGTAAAAGTGATGTCACCAGATGGTGGTGAAGAAATCCATTGCGGCCTGAGCATTGGTTTCAATCCCAACCAGCAGAGTATCTCAGTGTCGGGAATGGACCAGAACGTTTTCCTGAAGCAGGGAGAAGTGGCGTACGTGATGAACGCAAACGGAAAGACCATTTCCCGTTACGAGCACTTGACCTGACAATAAGCAGCACTGGCGCCCTTCATTGAAGGGCATCAATAATGATAAACCGAAGCATCTGCCTTAAGTGTTATAAAAAACCCCGTGGAGGAAATCCCAAAGCTACGGGGTGCTGTACAGCCAGCCAATGACTGATTGTAGCCACGAAGTTGGTTTATTTTCTACTGGTTGAGAATAAAACTGAGAGCCAGGAAGGCTTGAGAGTGGCTCATCCCTGAGCTCACGGGTAGAACGACCGACTTTGTCATGGCAGAGCAAAGTCATCAGTTAGTTTAGGTAACATTTCGGATATAACAAGCGTAGCGGGGTATTCCTACGAATGGAGCACCGCAGCTAAAGCGTTACAGGAACCATTCTTCAGAGTGGCGTCGATAATGCTCCCCACATCGCACAGAGGTAAGACATGGCAGACATCACCGCATCCGAACAAATCCGCCTGGATATCATCAAGAAAGTGAATTACGACACAGCAGCGGCCAAGCTGGCCATTGACTGGGTAGGTGACAGCTATCTGAAGTCTGAGCTATTCGCTGATTCCTTTGATCGTGTTTTCACAGAAAGTGAGATTGTCTCGAAGACCCGTAAGGCAATCCAGGAAGCGACCGAAGCGCTGGCGCTGTTTGATACCGGCGCTGAGCAGGCCAGCTAAGGCATTACAGTCGGTGCCTATGGAAGTGTCGTTCTCGTTCAGGAAAGGAAATATTGACTGATACCACCTGATACGAATAGGCCCTTTTCAGGGCCTACGGTAATTAACGTAAACCCGGGCCATGTGAGAATCCGCCGCCAGGACCACCACCATGTCCGCCGCCTGGGCCTCCCGGAGGTAAAATGCATCCTGAAAGAGACAGTGCACCACAGATCACAAAAACAGCAAGCATAATTCTTTTCATAATAACTCCTGAACTAAAGAGCCTTAATTCCAAAACCTAAAAGTGAATATTTTATGGAGAATCAGTAATTCCTTTTTCTCCCTCACGTTAAATAGGAATAATCCATGGCAAAACCGGACTGGGGCGAGCTTCAGCGACGGTTCCTGTCCGATCATGCCGCAACCGGCGTATCACCGAAGGATTGGTGTGAAGCGCAGGGACTGAATTACGCTACTGCCCGCCGATACATCAAGAAACCCACTGCGCAAACTGCGCAAAAACCTGCGCAGAAGAAACTGCGCACTGCGCAAAAGGAAAAGTGCGCAGAAGAGCTGGTGGATGATGATGGCCTCACCGATCAGCAACGTTTATTTGTCGCAGAATACCTGAAGGACCACAACGCCACGCAGGCCGCTATCCGTGCCGGGTACAGCAAGAAGACTGCTGAACAAATTGGCTATCAGCTGCTTCAGAAAACTTCAGTTGCGCAGGCCATTGCGCAGCAGCAGAAAGCATCCATTGTGCGCACGCTTGGCAGCGCTGATGAAGTGCTTGAGCAGATGTGGCGGCTGGCAACATTCGACGCCAACCAACTTTCTCAGTATCGCCGCGGGAGCTGCCGTTACTGCTGGGGCTTTGGTCACCAGTATCAATGGCGCGATGCGGTTGAGTTCGAAGAGAAGCTGGCTGAGGCTTTAGCGAAGAAAGGGAAAGAGCCAAACGCCAGAGGCGGCTATGGTTACGACCATACCAGCTCGCCTAACCCGAAATGTCCTCGCTGTAATGGTGATGGCATCGGCCAGCCTTTCTTCGCCGATACGCGCAAGCTGGCGCCGGATGCTGCGCTTGCCTATTCCGGTGTGAAGCTTGGTAAGAATGGCGTTGAGATAACCGCCATCAGCCGTGAGCGCATGTACGAGGCGGTGATGAAACGTCTCGGCCTGGCTGACAGTGAGTTCACCCAGCGTCTACAGCAGATTGAAATCGAGCGCCGGCAGCTGGAGATCGACAAGCTCCGTAAAGAGCTGGCCGCTGACCCGGAAGATGACGAACCAACGCCAGTTGCGATCAATATCAACGTAGTCGATGCGCGAGTGAGGGAAGAGGATGGCGATAGCTCCGACGCTTAACGTTCCCCAGGCTCGTTTTCTGGCTATGCAGCAGAAGTTCAAAGCCTATGTAGCTGGTTTTGGATCAGGAAAGACATGGGTTGGCTGCGGTGGAATATGCAAAGGGTTCTGGGAGTTCCCCAAAATAAACCAGGGCTACTTTGCCCCGACCTATCCTCAGATCCGCGATATTTTCTACCCCACGGTGGAAGAAGTTGCTCACGACTGGGGACTGAAAGTCAAAATCGTTGAAAGCAACAAAGAGGTCCATTTCTACAGTGGGCGCCAGTACCGCGGCACGACAATTTGTCGGTCGATGGAAAAGCCCGACACGATAGTAGGCTTTAAAATCGGCAATGCGCTGGTGGATGAACTCGACGTTCTGAAAGCGGATAAGGCGCGTCAGGCGTGGCGAAAAATAATCGCGCGTATGCGTTATAAGGTTGATGGTCTGCGTAATGGCATTGACGTGACTACCACACCTGAAGGATTTAAGTTCGTCTATAACCAGTTTGTTAAGGCTGTGAGGGAAAAGCCTGAACTGAGGTCGATGTATGGTCTGGTACAGGCTTCGACATTCGACAACGAAAAGAACCTGCCGGATGACTATATTCCTTCGCTTCTGGCGAGTTACCCGCCGGAATTGATCAAGGCATATCTGAACGGCCAGTTTACTAACCTGACCAGCGGCACCATTTATCATCAGTTCGACAGAGTGCTGAATAATTCCAGTGAGGAAGAGCAGCCAGGTGAAGCGCTGTATATCGGGATGGATTTCAACGTCGGGAAGATGGCCGGGATCGTCCATGTATTGCGGCTCGGCTTACCACACGCGGTAACAGAGATTATCAACGCTTACGATACGCCCGACATGATACGCATCATCAAGGAACGTTTCTGGCTGTATGCCGACGGTGACTACCGCAAGGTCCGCGAGATTTATATTTACCCGGATGCCTCTGGTGATTCCAGGAAGTCAAACAACGCCAGTAAAACAGATATTGAGCAGCTCCGGCAGGCCGGATTTAACGTCATCGTTGATGATGCTAACCCGCCGGTAAAGGACCGCATTAACTCCATGAACGCCATGTTCTGCAATGGTAATGGCGATCGCCGGTACAAGGTGAATGTGGCCCGTTGCCCGGTCTATGCCGACTGCCTGGAACAACAGGTGTGGGATAAAAACGGCGAGCCGGATAAAAAGAGCGATAACGATCACCCCAACGATGGTGCCGGTTACTTCATTGTGAAGCAATTCCCAATCGTTCGACCTGCATTCTCTATTTCACTGGACACGACATTCTGATGGCCAATAACGATATTACTTACGTTCGCCCTGAGGTCAGGGCGGCAATGCCCGTGTGGAAAAAAATTCGTGACGTGTGCAAAGGGGCTGATGCTGTAAAGGCCGCCGGGAATGAATACCTCCCTTTTCTGGATCCGTCCGATAAGTCTGCACGCAATAAAAAGCGCAATGCTGATTACATTCAGCGCGCCGTTTTCTACGCGATAACGGGCAATACAAAGGTGGGTTTACTGGGGCTGGCATTCAGAAAAGACCCGACCATGACCGCGCCGGATAAACTGAATTATCTTCGTGATAACGCCGATGGTGCTGGTGCCAGCATTTATCAGCAGTCCCAGCAGGTTACAGAAAATATTCTGGAGGCCGCGCGCGAGGGGCTTTATACGGATTATGCAGCTGAGACCGACGAGGCGATCATCCTTCGTTATCAGGCGGAAAGCATCATTAACTGGCGCACCAAACGCATCAATGGACGTGATCAACTGGTGCTGGTGGTTTTACGCGAATGCATGGAAAAGGAAGATGGTTTTGCGTACAAGGATGAAATCCAGTATCGGGAACTTGCCCTGGAGGACGGCAAGTTTATCTGCAGGGTGTGGCGAAAGTCGGCCGATGCAGGGTCTTTTTCCGTCGATTCTGAGTATCACCCGAAGCCTAAAGGTGAGGATTTTTGGGATGAGATCCCCTTTACCTTCGTTGGTGCACAAAATAACGATCCCAGCATCGACGAGTCGCCATTAGCCGCCCTCGTTGAAATTAACCTTGGTCATTATCGAAATTCGGCGGATTACGAAGACAGCGTATTTTTCTGCGGTCAGGTTCAGCCGGTGATTTCCGGGCTTGATACCGCCTGGCGTGACTGGCTGCAGGATAAGGGAATTCGTGTCGGTTCTCGTTCTCCATTCCTGCTGCCGAAGGAGGGGAGTTTTACCTATGCTCAGGCGCAACCAAACACCCTGGCTAAAGAGGCGATGGACAGTAAGCGTGATTATTCTGTTCAGCTTGGCGCCCGGCTTATCGAGCAGAACGGCGCGGTTAAAACCGCCACGCAATCCAGCGGCGAGCAAACCGCATCCACATCGGTGCTCGGCATTTGCGTTTCCAATGTCTCGGAGGCCTATACGCTGGCGCTCGGCTGGTGCGCCAGATATCTCGGCATAAAAGGCGAGGAATACCGTTACAGCATCAATCAGGAGTTTATCGCCAAAGTCGCAGAATCCGGCATGGTAACGGCAATCGTCAATGCCTGGCAGTACGGTGCGATTCGCGACACGGATATGGTCAGAGCTCTGCAGAGGCATGACCTGATAGATCCCGCTGATGACCCTGAAACTGTCATTGACGCTATTCGTAACGGCGCGCCTAACCTGATTGGTGGCAATAATGGCAACGGCGAATGACAAACTGCATGATGAATCCATAGCCCACGCTATATGGGTGAGTCGCTACAGTACCGGCGTTGCCAACAGGATGATAAAAGTCCTGAATGACAGCGACGCCGAACTTACCGCAAGGTTGCTGGTGGCTATTGATACGCTGGACGCTGAGAGCTTTACCGTTTCTAGGCTGGAAGCATTACTGGTAAGCGTCAGGGCGATAAACAAGGATGCGATTCAGTCGATGTATGCAGCTCTTACTGCCGAGTTGCAGGAACTGGCGAAACATGAAGCCAGTTTTCAGTTGAGCCTCTTCCAGTTTGCCATTCCCGATGATGTTCTAGCTCTTCATCCGTTGGTGGGGATTTCCCCGGATGCGGTTTATGCCGCGGCGATGGGGCGCCCATTTCAGGGGCGTTTGCTAAGCGAATGGGCCAGCAACCTCGAATCCGATCGAATGGCGCGGATATCCAATACGGTGCGGCAGGGATTCCTGCTGGGCGATACGCATGAGCAAATCGCAAAAAAGGTCCGTGGCCATACTAACCGTGGATACCAGGATGGCGCGCTGCAAATGAGCCGATCCAATGCAGCCAGCATTGCGAAAACGGCAGTAGGGCATCTTGCATCAACAGCAAGACAAAGCTTTGCGTCGGCGAACGACGACATTCTGAAGGGTAAGCAGTGGTTATCTACTTTGGATAACCGGACATCAAAGGATTGTCGGATCCGCGACCGTCTCAAGTACACGCTGGATAATAAACCGATAGGGCACAAGGTGCCTTATCTGCAGGGACCTGGAAAAATCCACTTTTGCTGTCGGAGCACTGAAACTTACATCCTGAAATCGTCCGAGGAGTTGGGTATCAAAGTCGGCGAAATCAAGGACAGCTCGCGCGCCAGTATGGATGGACAGGTTCCGGCTGATACGACTTACCAGGACTGGTTCTCCCGGCAGTCGTTCACGCGACAAGCTGAGATTGTCGGAGAAACGCGCGCCAGGCTGATTCGTGATGGCGGCATGTCTCCCGATGAGTTCTACAACGACAGAGGCGAGTGGCTGACGCTGGACCAGTTGCGCTCAAAGGATGATCAGGCATTCAGAAACGCCAGGCTTTAACCAACATATCTTATTCAATCAGGCTGCCTTCGGGCGGCCTTTTTTATTGGGCCAGGCCCACAGTAACTATCCCAAGGGGACAACATGCTTATTCGTAACATGCTCATTAAATATTATTCGGCAGCTGGTGGTGAAGGTGGTGATGGCGGTGGATCCGGTAGTGGTGCGCCCGAGATTACGCCGGAAATCCAAAAGCTGATCGATGAGCAGGTCAGTGCTCAGGTTTCAGGCCTGAAAAATAAAAATAGTGAGTTACTCGGTAAGCTCAAAGAGTCCACTGAGTCGCTTAAGCGTTTTGAAGGTATCGATCCTGACGCGGTGAAAACTATTCTCCAGCGTTTCTCTGATGATGAAGAGGCGCAACTGATCGCCGCCGGGAAAATTGACGAGGTACTGGATAAACGCACTGAGCGGCTACGTGCTGATGTTGATAAGCAAATCAAAGCCGCTAATGAACGCGCTGAAAAGGCGGAAGCGTTCTCCAACAAATTCCGTGATCGTGTCCTGGGTGATGCTATCCGCAGCGCAGCGCTTAAGGCTGGCGCGCTGCCAGAAGCATCCGACGATCTGATTCTTCGTGCTAAAGGCACATTCCAGCTCAACGACGAAGGCGAGGCCGTAGCAGTTGATGCAAATGGCGATGTTCTGTTCGGTAAAGACGGCAAAACTCCGCTCACCCCGGTTGAGTGGGCTGAATCTCTGAAAGAGACGGCCCCGCACCTGTTCCCGCGCGCCGAAGGCTCCGGGGCTGGTGGTCATAAACCCGGTGGCGGTGGCGGTAGTCTGAAACGTTCAGAAATGAGCTCAAGCGACAAAGCGGACTACATCCGCAAACATGGCCAGCAGGCCTATCTCAAATTGCCTAAGTAAGGACTAATCAATGCCTACGACCGTAAACAACGACCTGATTATCTATGATGACCTCGCGCAGACTGCGTTTCTTGAGCGTCGCCAGGATAATCTGGAAGTCTTCAACGCCGCTTCAAACGGCGCAATCATTCTCGACAACGAACTGATCGAGGGTGATTTTCGCAAGCGCACCTTCTATAAAGTTGGTGGCTCTATCGAATCGCGCGACGTTAACTCCACTGACTCGGTAACGGGAAAAAAAATCGGTGCTGGTGAATCTGTCAGCGTCAAGGCGCCGTGGAAATACGGCCCGTATGAAACCACCGAGGAGGCGTTTAAACGTCGGGGTCGCGACGTTAGCGAATTCTCCGAGGTGATCGGCGTCGACGTCGCTGATGCAACGCTTGAAGGGTATATCAAGTATGCCCTTCAGGGACTGGTTGCAGCCATTGGCGCAAATGCTGACATGACGGTATCAGCGGACATTGCCACTGATGGTAAGAAAACGCTGACCCGTGGACTGCGTAAATACGGCGATAAATTTAACCGTGTTGCGCTGTTCGTTATGCATTCCACAACCTATTTCGACATTGTTGATCAGGCTATCGACAACAAAATTTACGAAGAAGCGGGCGTGGTGGTTTATGGCGGACAGCCAGGTACGCTGGGTAAACCGGTACTGGTAACCGACACCATGCCAGTTGATGCGATTCTGGGGCTGGTGGCCGGCGCGGTATCCGTAACGGAATCACAGGCTCCGGGCTTCCGTTCCTACGATATCAACGACCAGGAAAACCTTGCCATTGGCTATCGCGCAGAGGGCACGGTTAACGTTGAACTGCTGGGTTACAGCTGGGATGAGACGAAGGGCGCTAACCCTGACCTGACCAAAATCGGCACCGGCGCGAACTGGAAGAAACATTTCACCAGTAACAAATCCACTGCAGGCGTACTGATTAAGCTGGAAGCCCCTGCGGGGGAGTAACCCTGTCAGTGGATAAAACTTCCGCAACTGCTGACAGTACCGACGCGGTGACCGTTTCGCTCAAGTACACCAAAAATGGTGCCGGAGTCTCCGGGGCAGCTGTGGCGTGGACGTCTACTGGCGGCACGCTAAGTGCTTCGACGTCACAGACAGGGTCTGCTGGTGGCTCGACGGTGAAACTCACCTCTGCTACGGCCGGCTCCTTCACGGTGACGGCTACCGTTGACGGCGTGGTGAAAACAACTGAAGCGATCGCGTTCACTGCTCCAGCGGGAGGTTAACTGACGGGGCGAAAGCCCCGTTTCTTTTGGTGAGGATCCGATGACCGTTTATATAACAATCCAGGACGTTGACGAGTTGCTGGGGGATACCTGGGCTGCCGCCGACAAAAAGGGTAAAGCCGTGCTCCAGGCAAACACCTGGATGACGGCGCTTAACCTTCAGGATATCGACCCGGAGCATATTCCTGAAGAAGTTAAGCAAGCCGGAGCGTTTATCGCTTCCGTAGCCGCTGCAGGCAATCTGTATCAGCAAAAAACAGATTCCGGCGTGGTGACGAGCAAAAGCGTTGAGGCCGACGATGTGAAGGTTTCCCGCACTTTTGCCGAGCTTTCAACCACCAGCACTGAATTACTCGATCCTGATTTGCAGCTGGCGCTGGATATGCTCAAACCGTGGATGATTAACCCTTTCCAGACATTCTTTGTGAGGGCGTGATATGTCCGATTTGAAGGTGGTCCCATTTCAAAAGCCCAGCCATCACAACCTCGATAACGACCAGGTTATTCGCCTGCTGAAACAGGCTCTGGAGAGAGCCGAAAACGGCGGCTGCCACAGTGTCGCAGTGATACTGCTTGATGATGAGGGTAACGCGATTGATTGCTGGCATAACGGTGGACGCCCCTATGTGATGGTTGGCGCTATGGAGTCGCTTAAAACCGACTTTATCCATGCTCATATTGAGCGGCGGTAAGGGGGTAACATGCAAAATCCATATGTGCATTATGCCGGCGACGGGCTCGGTCCTCGCGATGTGTTTGTGAATGGAAACCCGATCAGACATGTCGTTTACGCAAACGAGGCAAAGGGTGTTGTAGAGTTTGCTCCGCTCCCGCTGCGGGTTAAACGCAATGGCGAAATTTATACCCGCAAACTCCACGGTACAGTGATCGTTAAACCTCAGCAGCGTATTGGTGGGTGCAATGGGCATTCGTGACGAGCTGCAAACCGAAGTCGCCGCGGCATTCGATACCGACCTGCAGGATGCCGTTAAGGATTTCACTGGGTCATATACCGTTCGGGGTGCCTGGGACCCGGTGACGGAAACCGGCACTGAAACGCAGGTGACTTACTCGGGGCGTGGAGTGCTGGCGCGCTATAAGCTGCGCCGTATCGATGGAGTTAACATTCTGCATGGTGATGTGAAGCTAACCGCACTGGTTAACGAGGTGACTGATAAGCCGGCCGTCGGGCATATCATCACCGCACCGGATCCGGTTACGGGTGAGCTTCAGTGCTACGAGGTCATCACCGCTTCTGCCGACTCTGCTGGCGCTGCGTACTCCATTCAACTGCGGAGGGCGTGATATGGCTAAGGGCTGGAACATTGACCCGGCGGCATTCGCCGGGCTGGTGGAAGAAGATGTCAAACTACGCCAGCGGACAATCGCCATTCAGCTGCTGAATGAAATCGTTCAGCGGTCGCCGGTAGGAAACCCGGAGCTGTGGGCCATTAACGCGACCGCGGTTCAGTACAACAAAGCTGTTGGGGAATGGAACGAATCTTTTTATGCCGATCCTGCCAACCTGACAAAGACAGGCCGTCTCAGAAAGAAAGTCCGTGTTAATGACAGCATGGATATCAGGCGGCCGGCTGAGTATCGCGCAGGAACCTTCAGGGCATCGCATTTCGTCAGCATCGGCGAACCTAATCATTCCGTCCCGACCGAACCGGATCCGCGCGGGACAATGACATTTCTTAATGGCAAAAATATCATTGACCAGGCGCCAGCCTACTCGGTGATTTACATCCAGTCGAACCTGCCTTACTCCGTGCCTCTGGAGAATGGCCACTCAACACAGGCGCCGACAGGCGTCTATGCCGTCTCGTTTAATGGTGTAATTCAGGCCTACAAATGACCCTTACAGAAATCAGAAACGCTGTCATTTCCCGAATGGCGGCACAGACCGCTATTGCCTCTGATGCGGTGGATTATCCCAATGGTCCTGTATTTGACCCCAGCAACCGCGATATCTGGGCCCGCCTCACCAACATTGCAGGACAGGCTGGCGCAACCGAGATCGGGAATGGGCCGGTCGTCCACAGGACGGGCTTACTCATCATTCAGCTGTTTGTTCCGGTCGGATCCGGGACGTTGCTTATCTCCCGAACGGCCGACCAGCTAACGGAGCTATTCGAGTTTAAGGACGACGGAAAGCTGAGTTATTTCGCTGTTTCTGCTGTGCCTGCGGGTGAGACCGATGGCTGGTTACAGCTCAATCTTCAAATTCCTTATCGCGCTCTGTAGCGCACAAAAAACAGGAGGCTCCTGTGAGCTCAGGTGCAAAAGTAGTAGCCGCGTTTATTCGCGAGACAACACCAGGAATCACGCCTACAGCAGGGGCGTGGAACCTGCTGCGTCGTTCTTCATTTGGTCTGAAACCAACGCAGAACACCAACGACAATGACGAAATCGCTGGTGACCGCATGGCGCAGGGTGTTTCACGCGGCACAGTGGATGTCGGCGGCGATGTCGGCACGCGGTTTCGCTGGAACCAGCATGATGATTTTCTTGCCAGCTGCTTCGGTTCCGAATGGGTAAATAACGTGCTGACGATGGGTAATGGTCGCATTACGTTCTCCGTGGCGACTTTTGCCAGTGATGTGGGGATCGCCCAGATTGCCCGCGGTTGCCAGGTTGGCACCTTCCAGATGGAAATCCCGGCCGATGGTGATATCACTGCAACCATTACGTTTGCAGGGCTGGACTGGGAGACGAAGGGGGACGATACCAGCTATTTCACCACGCCAGTGGATTTAGCGGGGGCGCTGCGTTACTCCTTCAAGGAGGTCACGAACATCCGGCTGAATGGTGTTGATGGCGGGACAGGCTTCTGCGTCGACACCTTTAACATTCAGTTCAACAACAATATGCAGACTCAGCGCTGCATCGGTACCGGTTCGGCGTTCGCCGGCGCCAACATTCCGACAACCTTTACCCCGTCAGGTCAAATCACGCTGTCATGGTCAAAGGCAGCCTGGGAGGTTTACAAAAAAACGTTCACCGGCGAAACGGTGCCGTTTAGCTTCACCCTGGAGAATGCTGAAGGCGCCTATACCTTCGATTTCCCGGAAGTGCAGATCTCTGGCGACTGGCCGGATGCGGGGAGCACTGACATTGTTCAGGTTCAGCTGGATATCACCGCGGCCAATACTCCGCCAACTATCACCCGCGTTCCCAAAGTGCCGGCGACGGCAATCAGTGTTGCGCCAGCCACTTCAACTGGGGCCGTGGGATCTACTGTGACGTTAACCGCCACGCTTACGCCAGCTGATTCAACTGATACCGTCCAGTGGACGTCATCGGATCCGACTATCGCCAGTGTGGTTTCTACCGGGCAGAAAACAGCGAAGGTCACGCGTAACGCAGCCGGTACTGCAATCATCACTGGTAAGGCCCGCACCTTTACCGCAACGTCTGAAATCACCGTTACCGAGCCTTAATTTACCTGGCCCGTTCTGCAGTCATCGCGGATCGGGCTTTTTTGGGAGTCTTTATGCTGATTATTTCTTCTCAAATTGATTTGAACGGAGAACGCTGGTTTTTCCCTTACAAAAAGCCAGCAGGAAGTAAAAAGAAATTCACGCCGGAAGACGAGGCGCTATTTAAACTCCGTCTGCTGGTGGCCAGTAGCGAGAATCCACAATACCGCTCACGCAATGCGCTGGTGCGGCGCCATATCGACAAAATGGACGCGAGCTACCAGGTCGGTACGGATGCTTTCGATCTCGCCAGTGTGGGCGAGATTGACTCGGTTGATGATCTTCTCATCGACAATTGCGCGCGCTTTCTTCTGAAAGACTGGGAAGGCGTGGGGGAGCTGGTGGATGGTACGGAGACGGCCGTAGCGTATACACCGGAGCGTGGTGTTGCGTTACTGAAGCAAAACCCCTCTCTGTACTGGCTTATTCTGGCTGAGGCGGCGAATATTGCTCAGGGTAAGGAGCAGCAGACTCAGGAAACCGTAAAAAAGCCATAGAGGCCCAAAAGTGGCTAAAGGAATTCGCTGGCGAACAGGGCGAGAAAGCAAAGTGGCGCAGGGAGAAGCTAAATCTCCCGCCCATTCCAGAGCCTGAAATCGATGCAGTCACTGGGGAGATCCTCAACGCTTACGCCATGATATCGCGCGGCAGGAAGTATGCAGGCATGGCTGGAGTGCCGCTCCCTCTATCCCTGAATGATATCGAGCTTTACCTGGCATCGCGCACCATCCTGATCGACCGCATTGAGTTTGACGCAGCGATACTGGCTCTTGATGATGCCTGGAGGGATGAGTGGGCAGAGGCACAGAAACGTGCAGCAGATAAGAAAGGAAGCAACTGACCTACCATTAATGGTGGTCCATGCTCCTGAAAGTCGATGATAGGATGTTTCCGATTGCAATCAAAGGAAACATATAATGAAAAAAGTCATCGCTTTGGCGCTTGGAGCGCTGTTACTTTCTGGTTGTACAGTACGTGTTGCAGATTTGACTGTGGCGAGTACTAAAAATTACAACCTCAATGGCGGTAAGTTCTATAAAGGGAAACGTGTAACAGCAGAAGATAGCTATCCGGTTATCATCTTCCCTCTTGGCATCCCGAACGTTAAAACAGCCGCTGATCGAGCGATTGAAAAAGATCGCTGTGCAGTTGGTCTGTCTGACGTAGTTGTCACTCAACTTAACCACTCCTTCCTGTTCGGTAAGATTGGTCTGCGTGTTGAGGGTAATCTTGTGATTGACCGCAGCCTGCCGGGTTGTGAGAACGCAAGCTGATTGATAAAGCCACCTTCGGGTGGCTTTTTAATTTATGGGGTAGACAAGTGAAGATTATTGGATACTTAGCGATTGTAATAGGGGTGATCTTTGCTGTATCGGCGCTATTTATGGATGTGACAGTAGCGACAAGCGGTGGCTATAGGGTTAACAATCTTGGATTAATGTCATCGCGCCAAAATTACATGATATTTGGAGGTTTCGTAGCCATCGCAGGTATCATTATTGCTCTGGTGGGAGATAAGCTAAAAGCGTCCGGAACTTCAGTCAAATGCCCTTACTGCGCAGAATTAATAAATTCCGAAGCGGTGAAGTGCAAGCATTGCGGGAGTGATGTAACTCCTTCGAAGATAATAGCTAACACTGACAATACTGGAGCTAGTGATAGGCTGGCTGATGTCAATGTAAAGTTAATCGCTGGAATTGCAATTACTGTCTTTGCGGTGATTATCGTAGCAATAATGTTTTACCGCCAATGAAGTAAAGACCCGACAGTTTCAAAAAGTTCCAACCTCGCTTTGGCGGGGTTTTTTATTGCCCGGAGAAAAGCACGTGACAGAACAAACCTCCCGCCTGGCCATTATTATTGACAGCTCTGGGGCAGAAAAGCAGGCTGACAATCTCGCAACTGCACTTGTAAAAATGACGCAGGCAGGTGAACGTGCTGCCACCAGTGCAGGGAAAGTGACAAAGGCCACCGATGAAGAAAAACAGTCCCTTTCTGAACTTTTAGATCGTATCGACCCGGTAAACGCCGCGCTGAACAAACTGGATAAACAGCAGCAGGATCTTGCGAAATTCAAATCCAAGGGGATGGTAGATACCGATACATTCGATCTTTATTCAAAGAAAATCGAGGAAACACGAAACAGGCTAACAGGATTTCGCGACGACCTTGGTAAAACTGGCCAATCCGCCGCCCAGACTGCCTATGCCATGCGCATGATCCCGGCTCAGATGACAGATATTGTTGTCGGCTTATCCACCGGTCAGTCTCCGTTTATGGTGCTGATGCAGCAGGGCGGGCAGTTGAAAGATATGTTCGGGGGTATTATTCCTGCAATTAAAGGTGTATCCACCTACGTCATGGGGTTGGTAAATCCATTTACAGTAGCTGCGGGGGCAGTTGGTCTTCTCACTTATGCTGTTTATCAAAATCGGCTGGACATTGAAGCGGCAACAAAAATTGCTACAGAGTCGCTTGGCACTAACGGTGATGCTGCCGAGCGTCTTGCACTTAATATGGTTGCGATATCCGATAAGACGGGGCTGGCGATCGAAGACGTCGGCAATATGTTTATCACTACGAATGACGGTGCCAGCGAGGCAGTAAATAAATTAATTGATGTGGGGTTTAGTTACGATGAAGCACGACAAAAAGTCTCACAATATAAAGATTCGGCTAATTTTACGGCTCTGAATGCTGATATTGATATGCATCGTCGAGAGATCCTGAAAATCGGCGACTCATGGACGGCTGCGGCTATAAAGGTCAAAAATTATTACACAGCAGCCGACAAAGGTAAGCAGAATGTTGCCCTTGGTGGTGCAATAGACCCCACAATGAGATTTATCGGCCAGGCTATCGACCTGCAATCAACGATGAATGCTTTGACCATTCAGGGTAATAAAGCTGTTGCAGAGTCTGTTGACTGGATTAATAAGGAGTATCTGGCGGCAGACAGAGTTGCCGGTGCAGAAGCTCGGTTAAAGGAGGCAAGAGAGCAGTCCAGAAAAATTGCTTTCTCAGGAAATAAAGAAGCCATCGATCAGGCAAATGCGTTAATTGCTGTACGAGAAAAGGAACTTGAGCAGGCTAAAAAGGCTGAACAGCCTAAGACCCACAAAGGAAAAGCCTATACAGAGGACGCGGCAACCCGGCTGCTTGATCAAATAAACCAGCAGACAGCTGCCTTGCAGTCCCAGCTGGATGCCAGTGACAAGCTTAACAGCGCAACCCAGGCGCGGGTAAAGTTCGAACAGCAAATTGCTGACCTCAAGTCTAAAACGCAGCTCACAGCCGACCAGAAGTCGATTCTTTCCCGTTCAGATGAAATCCTCCAGGCGTATAAGCAGCAGGAGGCACTGCAAAACTCCGTAAAAACCCTGGATGATTACCGGAAAATGCAGGAACAGGTAAAGACGAAGGATGAGCGGACCAACGATCTGCTTAAAACCCGTCTTGAACTGCTGGAGAAAGCCAAAGCAACCGGGCAACTAAAACCCGGTGAATATGAAAAAACACGGGCAGATATTTATCAAAGCACCGATATGCAACTGCCCTCGACGGTTCGTAATGTTGTAGGAAACCTGACACCCACAGGAGGGCGACTCTCTGGAACTTTTGAGGGGATGCAGGGGCAAATCAATGAATATGACCAGGCGCAGCAGGAGCTCCAGCGCTGGCTGGCAGCTCAGGAGGAAGCTTATGCGAAGGCCGGCGAAATAACTGCCGAGGGTGAGGCCAGAATGACGTCGATTCGTCAGCGTGCAGCGGATGCAAATCAGGTCATCGAGGCTCAGAAAAACACCATCATATCTGCGGCCACGCAGTCCTTGTTTGACAGTACTGCCGACATCATGCGAACGGGGTTTGGTGAGCAATCGGCAATCTACAAGGTTGCTTTTGCTGCGAGCAAGGCATTCGCTATCGCGGACTCAATGGTGAAAATCCAGCAGGCTATAGCAAGCGGTGCAGTTAGCGCGCCTTATCCGGCCAACATCATCGCTATGGCCTCAATCGCTGCGCAGACCGCCAGTATCGTCTCAAATATCCAGGCTGTTTCAGGCGTTGGCTTCGCCTCCGGCGGTTACACCGGCCCCGGTGGTAAGTATCAGCCCGCGGGTATTGTTCACAAAGGAGAGTACGTCTTTGACCAGGGGTCAACGAACCGGATCGGCGTGTCTCAGCTTGAGGCACTTCGAAATGGCCAACCGCTTGATGCAACTCTGGGGCGTACAGGGTTTGGTACTGGTGTCCAGAACGTTAACAGCGATAACAGCAGCAAGACCACCATCCATGCTCCCATTGAGCAGCATTTCCATACGCCGCCCGGTGTGACACCTGATCAGATGGCTCTCTCCATGGCTCAAACGCAGAAGCGGGCGACAACGGAAGCCCTTGATCAGGTTGCTGCGCAAGTGTTGAGAGGTGATGGGAAAGTTGGTAAGGCAATGCGCAGTAAATATCCAGGCAGAGGGTTAGAGTGATGACTGATATCTACTACCCGCATGACAGTCTTCCGATGCCATTACAGGAAGGATACGGATTCCAGCCTGTAAGCCCGTTAAAACGAACCCAGTTAACCACCGGCCGCGCGCGGCAAAGGCGAGCTTATACGTCCACACCGACGCAGGCCAGCATCACCTGGTTTATGGAAACCGATGCGCAGGGACTGGCGTTTGAGTCCTGGTTCCGTGATGCGTTATCTGACGGGGCTGCATGGTTCATGATGAAGCTGCAGACGCCGGCAGGCATTAAGTTTAACAAATGCCGCTTTACAGATATTTATCAGGGACCGGTACTGGTGGCCCCGATTTACTGGAAGTACACAGCGACGCTTGAATTATGGGAACGCCCCCTTGCTCCTGCCCCATGGGGTAATTACCCGGAATGGATCGTCGGCAGCTCGCTGCTGGATATTGCGCTGAATAAGGAGTGGCCGAAGCATGACGCAGATTAAACGCCTCTACGCCAGCAGCGGACCGGAGGTGATCATTGAAACGCTGCAGATCACCATTGGCTCTGATGTTCACTACCTTTGCCAGGGTTACGACAACATCACGGCGACGACGGAGAACGGCGATACCGTAACGTTTTCAGCCTGTTCGATAGACATTGCGCTGCCGGCGCGCAATGCGGACGGCACGCAGGACCTCAAATTTGCCCTGTGCAATATCGATGGTGTTGTGTCCACGGCGATCCGCAATGCGCTGGCTAACCGTCTGTCTGCATTTCTGACGTACCGGCGTTATATCTCCACTGATTTAGCGGCCCCTGCGGAAGTGCCGTATACGCTGAAAATAAAGTCTGGTTACTGGACTGCGACCGAAGGGCAGATTACCGCGGGTTATATGAATATCCTCGATACCGCCTGGCCACGTTACCGCTACACGCTACCTGTATTCCCCGGACTGCGTTATATCAGCTAAGGAATCCCAATGTTCAACCCTGATAAATACCGTTCTGTTAAATGGCAGAAGGGCGGTCGCTCTTTTCCAAAACTTGACTGCTTCGGCATTGTGAACGAGATACGCCGCGACCTGAATTTACCCGTCTGGCCCGATTTTGCCGGGGTCACCAAAGACGACGGCGGCCTCGACCGGGAAGCGCGCCGGATGATGCTTACCCTTGAGCGCTGCGAACCCTGCGAAGGGGCTGGGGTGGCCTGCTATTCCGGGTCGACCGTCACCCACGTAGGGATCGTGGTCAGTATCGGTGGCCTGCTGCATGTGGCGGAATGCAACCCAGGCACGAACGTCACCTTTCTGCCCTTGCCGCGGTTTAAGCGTCGATTTGTCAAAGTGGAGTTCTGGCGATGACCATTCGTTTTTACCCGTCCCGGCTTCCCGGTGAACCACTCGAAACGCATGAGCATGGTGTAACCAGTATTCGCAGCTGGCTGGTAGCAAATGTTGAAGGCTACGAGGATCGGGATGTCCCACCGCTGACCGTTGAGGTTGAGGGGCTGTTAATTCCGCCAGGCGAGTGGGCTAAGTGTGTGATTCGCCCTGATAGTGATGTCAGGCTTTATCCGGTTCCCTTCGGGCTGGAGGCCGCCACAATCGCGTGGATCGGCGTCGGTATCTCCGTTGCCGCTGCAGCCTATTCGCTTTTTATGATGAGCAACATCGATACGGGCGGCTATATCTCATCCACAGGGCGGAGTCTCGACCTGAACCCGGCAAAGGCGAATACCGCAAAACTCGGTGATGCCATTCGTGAGGTGTTTGGCCGGGTGCGTATCTACCCTGATTATGTGGTGCAGCCGGTTACCCGGTTTGATGCCGCCGATCCTACGAAAATGCGCGTCCAGATGCTGCTGTGTCTCGGTGTCGGTGATCTGATTTATACCAATGGCGATATCAGGGTTGGCAGTACGCCAGCTTCAACGCTACCGGGATTCAGCAGCACCCATTACCCGCCAGGCGCGGACGTTTCCGGTGATGAGCGCAGCGAAAACTGGGTCAACTCCACCGAAGTGGGCGGGACGTCATCCGGCACCGGGCTGGATATGGCCCAGACGTCGCCGGACGCAGACGACATTATCGCAGACAGCATGACCGTCTCCGGATCGAGCGTGACGTTTACGGGGCTGGATACGGATGATGATGACGATAATGACGAGAACGATAACGCACTGCCGCCCAGCTGGGTCGCTGGCGCCGTGGTCGAACTTAAAGCCCCGGCGAACTACCAGATCACCACGGCGGCCGGATACAGCGTTATCGCAAGCCCGCTGCTGACGGAGATCGCGCCGGTAGTAGGTATGCCGGTGACGCTGGGGTTTAACTCTGTCGATTACGATCTGTTTATCGCGTCATATACCCCCGGTCAGGCTGCAGTGCCCGGCACCGGGGGGAGTGCGGCAAAAGTCCAGGCCAGTGCGGCCCCGACCACCTACGATTTTTCGACCAGCTCCAGCACGTTCACGATCACCTGGCAGGGGGTTACCTACCCGGTGTCTCTGGTGGCTAACTACGTCTCGATGTCGGGACTGCTGGCGGCCATCACCGAGGGACTCACCGGCTCCGGCCTGGTTGCGCAGGACAACGGCGGCACCGTACTGATAACCGAGTCGGCCAGTCCGTTCGCGGGTGGGGCGATCACGTCCTCTTCGCTGCCTGCAGCTGTTTTCGGTGATGCCCCGGTTTACACCTCCGGCACGGCATCAACCGGCGGCAGCCCGGCGGTAACGGCGAATGTGACACTCGCCTATAACTCTGCCACGGGAACGGCCTTTTCCGGGATGCCGGAGGGGGTGCAACGGCTTTCACTTGCTCACCGCGGGAATGAGTACCGCATTGTCTCTGCCGACGGCACGACGGCGACGGTGGCGCGCCTGGTTTCCGGTGCCGTTGATGAGTCATGGCCGGGATTCTCCGCCCGGACGATGATCGACTATGAGGCCACTGGTCTTAACGACACGCTGAGCTGGCTGGGGCCGTTCCTGGTTTGCCCTGAGAATGAGACCGTCGATATGTTCGAGGTGAATTTCTCCTTCCCGAACGGCATCTGTGGCTTTGACAGCAAGGGGAAAAAGCGGCTTCGGCATGTTGAGTGGGAGATTCAGTATCGCGTCTACGGTTCCGGATCGGGGTGGGTGAGTCACCAGGGAGAGTATGCGCTTAAAAACGTCAACGGGTTAGGTTTCACTGAGCGGATCACCCTCAGCTCACCAGGGCTGGTAGAGGTTCGCTGCCGTCGGCGCAATGAGCAGGGCTCAAACAACGCGCGAGACAGTATGTACTGGCAGGCGCTGCGCGGGCGACTGCTGACGCGCCCTTCATCCTATCCCGGCGTGTCGCTGATGGCAGTGACCGTTGAGACGGGGGGCAAATTGGCGGCTCAGTCGGACCGCCGCGTAAACGTTGTGGCCACGCGCGCCTATGACTCAGGAACGGCCAGAACCATTTCTGGGGCGCTGCTGCATGTCGGTAACTCTCTTGGGCTGGAAATGGATGTCGACACCATCAACGCGCTGGAATCCGCGTACTGGACGCCACAGGGCGAAAATTTCGATTTCGCCACGGGCGACAGTATCTCAGCGCTGGAAATGCTGCAGAAGATAGCCAATGCCGGGAAGTCCCGCTTCCTGTTGAGCGATGGCCTGGCGACGGTAAACAGGGAAGGGATTAAGCCCTGGACTGGCGTGATCACTCCGCATGAGATGGTGGAGGAGCTGCAGAGCGGATTTACCGTACCGTCCGACGATGATTTTGATGGCGTCGACGTGACGTACATCAACGGCGTCACCTGGGCAGAGGAGACCGTTAAATGCCGGACGTCGGACAATCCAACGCCAGTGAAAATCGAAAACTACAAACTCGATGGGGTACTGAATCAGGATCACGCCTACCAGATCGGCATGCGCCGCCTGATGAAATACCTGCAGCAGCGGGTGACGTTCCAGACCACAACCGAGCTGGACGCGCTTTGCTACAACACGGGAGATCGCATCGTGCTCACGGATGATATTCCGGGTAACAACACGATTTCCTGTCTGGTGGAGGCAATGACAACGGCTGGTGGCGTGACAACGTTCACCGTTACGGAGCCGCTGGACTGGTCTTTCGAAAATCCCCGCGCGCTGATCCGCTATCAGGATGGTTCTGCATCCGGGCTGATGGTGGCGAGCAGGGTAGGCGATTATCAGCTGTCAGTCCCGCACCTGAGCGAGTTTGATGACCCGATGAAGGTTGACCTGTCGTCGGCAACCATCGAGCCGATCCGCCTGGTGTTCTGCGGATCAACGCGCCACGTCTACGACGCCATTGTAGAGGAGATCGCCCCGCAGTCTGACGGAACATGCCAGGTCACCGCTAAAGAATATCTCGAATCGTTCTACCAGTACGACGACGCCACATACCCCGGCGACGCTGCTTAATACCAAAAAAATCCCTTTCAACTTTTCTTTCGCTCAAACCCTCGTTTTGGCGAAGCCTCTTTTTGGAGCAAAAAACATGGCCGAACTTAACCCGCCTTTGGGAACGACGACGCCTGAAATTTTCCTGGATAACGTCAAGCGCGCTGACGAGCTGGTTAACGGCCCGGCCGGAACGGTTAACGACCGCGGCGGTGAACCGCTCGATACGTGGCGTCAGATGATGGCGAAAAATGATGAAATTCGGCAGAACATCATTCCCCTGGGCAAGCAGTACATGACGATTGATGCGGCACAGGCTGACATTGCCAACATCCCGGATGGTTCAACAACCTATGTTCGCAGCCCTGACGGTAGCGCACTGGCCATCGAATATATGAATGTTGGAGGGACACTGATAGCGACGGGGCGGAAAATGCTTTCTCAGGAGTCTGTAGAACCGCTGTTAAAACTGCTGGAACTGATCACCTACATTTCTGACGATGAGTATGAAGGTTCTGGCGCCGATTCGGCGGGGATGGATAGTGCCGGACGCTGGTTGTGGAAGTGGATAACGGATATTTTGTGGTTAAAAAATCTCGTCGTGACGGGAAATTTGACCGCCGCGAAGGCTGAGGTCGAAGAGATTGAGGCCGGTCAGGTTACTATCAACGGTATTCCAGTCAAAAGCGTTGATAACGTTGACTACCTCGATTCAGATGAGTACGCGGGAGCGCTATTTGACAGCGCATTAGTGTCGGAAAATCTGCGCTGGCTGATGGGATGGATTGGTGACCGGGCATTCTTTAAAAATGTGACGCTGGGCTCACTGTTGGCCCGTATCATCGATGTTGAAAGCCTGACTATAGGCGGCGTGCCGTATCAGTCGTATTTAGCGGACGCATCCGAATTTGAAGGCAGCGTGCTCGTATCCGGTGTTCTGGATGAGAACAACCGTATTATCAGAGGCCTGTCTGATGATGGTGGAATGTATCCAAAGGAAGAAGACAACTTCCGCGCATTCGTTGATGACAAAAACCTCAAGGTGCTGAACACCAGAACCTCAAGAATGGCGGTATTTGCTACAGATACCGACTTCACTAACATTCGTAACGAATCCGACTATTTCGTTTTTAATTCCCCCTCATCAGATGCCGTCGCCGGAGAAATAATGAGCCCATACAATGCCTGGCTTCCCGTCTCAGAATATGGGCGAAAAACGCTTGCGCTCTGGGGGCACTCCTTCATCGGGAACAACAGTTCATTCAGTTTAAAACTCAGCCAGTTGACCGGCTATCCAGCCTACAACTTTGGTCGCTCCGGCGCGACGTCGGTCGCAATTGCACTGAGAAACGGCGCTTATACCAAAAACTACCAGCCTTCAGGGGGCATCATTCCGGCGACAGGCGATGTGACGCTGACGCCAGCACAACCTGGGCCATTGCAGATTGTTGGCGATGTTGCTGCGGAAGACGGTCTGAAATGCTCTCTTGCCGGTGTTGATGGTGTCATTAACTGGACCGGAACGGAGATGGTATTCAGCCGTTCAGAAGCAGGGAGCGCTGTCAGTGTCACCGGGCCGACGCCGTTGGTGGTTTATCCATATACCACCCGTGAAATCGGCGATATTCCGCTGGCTACCCGTTACGATCAGCATCGCGAGTCAGTCAACATTCTGTGGATTGGCCGCAACAATGCTTCTTCAATTATGCAAATCCTCAGTGACATGAAGGCCATCACTGACAGGCTGACCCGACAAAACCGCCGCTTTGTTGTGCTGCCAGAATTCCCGATGGCCAGCGAGGTGATTGGCACAAACGGGCAGGCTCAAGTCATGTACCTGAACTCAGAACTGAAGCGACTCTATCCCGGTAACTACTGCGAAATTGATGGTATTGACCTGCTGCAGAATTTCAAAAATCACTACAACCCGGATTATCCGCTGGACGTTGAGGATATTGCCAATGGCATCACCCCAACCTCATTACGGCAGGACACACTGCATCCCAGCCAGAGCCTGCGCCCTAATGCGCTGTTTATCGGCACTGAAGTCAACGCAATTTTCGTTCATCAATTCATGGTCAGCAAAGGCTGGCTGTAAAGGGAGTAATAAACATGACAGCAGGTCCTTTTGAGAAACGTGGAAATGTCACTCTGGCGAGTGGTGAATATCTATACCGTGATGCGGCTATTAACGATGCGTGTCGCTTGTTGCTGGATTTTGGTCGCACCTGGCCTGGCGGAAATAAAACATCCGGCTACAGCAAGGATGACGTTGTAAAAAATCTTTGCTATACCGATGACACCGCAACAGTCGGCAACGCAATGAGTTATGACGGTGGCGGCATTAAGTCATCTGGTAATTATCTGGATCGCATCCTGTTGCCTGAAAGCGCCATACTTCCAGCGTCATGCACCAGGCAGCTCATTACTCTGACATTTAAATTACCCGTTACCGGATACGATCCCCAGAATACCGCGCGCCAATGTGCGTTATTTTCCGTCGGTAGTGGCCCGGCGAGTGCAACAACCCTTTCTGCAATTCTGGCGAACAGTAATGCGGGTGGTGGGCTGAATAACATGCAGTTCCAGGCATGGGGAGCATCATGGGACGGTTCAGGCGGAGCAGATACAGCCATCATAGGTGCACTGGGAACAGTCACGCAGGTAGCCATGTATGCCTACAAGGTCAGTTCGACGCAGGTTAAGAGCCAGATTTTTGTTAATGGCTCTCCGATCGTTGAAAAGGCGATAGCCAATTCAGCGGCATATCCAGCCGAGTTTACAAAAACACAGCTTTTCAGCGGTTCATTCGGTAGCGCGTCAGGTGGTACGGTTGGAACAATCTACCGTGCTGGCGTTTACGACATGACAAGTTCAGATGTAAATCCGGCAGATATTGTCGCCCTGGATTACTCCCGTAATTATTCTCGCTTTAGCTAACAACCACTTGCGGTTGCCGATTTACATAGCAGCCGCAAGCTCAAAATGCCATCAGTACCAGACATTTGCTCTTTCCAGCACCAGGAACTGTCCATCGTAAACAAACTCGCCGATCGTATGTTGTCCGGTGGTTCCGCCGTTCACCCATGCAACCGGGAATTTGTAGGCGGTGCTGAAAGTTACGGCCCGACCGCCGGTAGCGTCCTGTGTCAGGTACAGACGAACTTTATCCCCGCGATTAAGCTTCGCAAGATTTGCAGCGCCGCCTGTAAATTGCACATCCTTTGTCAGCGTCTGGACCCAGTTAAATCCACGATTCCAGTCAGGGTTATAAATCGTCGCTGAGGTGTCAGAAGGCGACTGGCTGATGTTCTCGCGGTTCTGAAGCTCCCATGTACTGTTTGCGCTGTTGTACTGATAACGGCCCACTGCATTAACCGCAGCGTTGGTATTGAATACCACGTCGCCGTGATTACCTGCTGGCGGGAAATCAGTCAGGTTAACGGGTACATCCAGTCCTTTTGCGTAATATTTTCCTGCCTCGACACGACAGACGCCGGTGTCATTCAGGGTCTTAACTGCGCCATAAATGCGAAGCTCGGCAGACGCATCACGCAACCAGTATGGCATATCGGTTGTTTCCAGCAGCGTGGACGAGTGATATGCCTGCACCTTGTTATACGTGTTGCAGAAGTCATGCGTGTTTCTGACGTGAACGTTATTGCAGAAAATTTTTCCGTCATTACCTGTAATCTCGTTTTCATGGATAACACGCTCACCGTTTTCGACGTACAGATTATCCAGGAAGATACGATTCCATTTATAACGCAGCCATGCCAGGCGGCCGATGTTGGCCTGTGGGAAAACATACTTCCCTGAAAGCCTGATCGTATCGATAAACCCGCCTGCGGACTCACCGGCGTCGCCGTCATAGGTCATAGCCGGTGCGGTCAAAACGCCAGCCAGTGCGCCGTTCAGTGGGGTGGCGTTTGCGAACTCGATATCCAGCAACCCGATATTACAGTTAGTCCCGATGTAGAACGATTTAAGGTGCACGCCTTCCTTGTACTGCACATTACGCAGCTTAATTGTGCCGATATTGGTTGTAACACCGTAGCGGTTACCCATCGTAATACTGTGTGTCCCGCTTTCGGGCGAACACACGGTATAATTATCAATGGCGAACAAATCCATCCGGTCAGTATTGAGATAAAAGTCATCTTTTGTCTGCGAAGCGCAGGTACATGAGCCGATATAAAAGCGGCCGATATCTGTCCAGGTCAGAGGCAGATCGCGAATTGCAGCGATAACATGAAGCCGCGTTGACCCGGAAATAGAACCGATGCCAATATCCCAGTAACGATAGTTTGTCGCCCCCACCACCTTCATGGCCGTAAGTGCGTTCTGCGGCATCAGGTGATCAGCGTAAAGACTGTAGCCGTGTCCGCGGCTCAACTGATAGGTTTCATAGTCGCCGTTCGTGAGCGCCAGCATATCATCACCGGTCGCCCCGGCCAGTGTGCCGATGCTTACCCCAACATAGGGCGGCTGGAAATGGATGCCATCCGAGAAGTTATAGAAATTAATACGCGGAATGTAGGCGTTACGGATATTTGCAAACAGAACTGTATATTTGCGGATGTTGAACGCATCATTAATGCGAACGGTCAGGTGCTGCACCCCCCAGAACGCCATCCCCATAAACTTCACGCGCTCATCAAAATCGGTTGTCGACGCCGTAGAGTTATTGCGCCAGTTGCCGTCAATCCTCCCCTGTATATCGACCTCAATATTATGGTCGGCCTTAAAGCAGTACATCCCATGCCAGAACACATCATCCGGAGTGGCAGTTGTTGCGGTCGGCATTGAATGGCTTTCTGCAATAAACGTATTTGCATCAATGATGGAAATGACACGCATAATACCGTCATAAGCGAACTCCTTCGCCCCGTGGAAAGCCGCCCAGTCTCCTTTAATAAACGGGTGGTTCTCGCACACCACGGTGATGTAGTTTTTGCTCTTCAGGTCAGCGCCATCAAGATAACTGTTAATCGCCGCTTCGTTTTTGGTCATGCTGGTTACAGCATAACGCGACGCTGAAAACGCTTCGTTAACGATGAACGGGTTGGATTTGCCGGCGACCTGTTTCCAGTTTATCCCTGCTGCGGTATGCAGCGAAGTTCCCGATTTAATCACACTATAGGTGTTGTACAGATACTCACCGGGGCGGTTATAAATAATCTGTCCACCAACGCGCAGAGCAGCCTGGAGAAGTAGGGTATCTGTCACAGCATTTCCCGATGGCGCGGGCATAAATATTGCACCCAGTTCACTACGAAGCTGATCCTGCCCGACATCAACAAAGTTAACCCGGTCAGTAGCGTTCCAGCTTACGGGTGTATTTCCTGCCGTGGTATACCCATCTCCGATAACAACCGACGCCGCCAGTTTCCAGAAAGTTCCGCCATAGGAAATAAGCTGGTTGTAATTCGTCAGCGTCCAGGGGCCATCCTCATAAAGCCCTAAAACTGTTCTCCCTGCCTCCTGCAGCACGGCCTCGTATCGTGAGGCCTGGCTGCTTATCTGCGCGTCAAACTCCTGCGCCTGTTGATTGAACTGGGAAATAAAAGCCGCCAGTTGTGCTGCTCGCATTACTTCTAAAGATGATTCAATCCCATACCAGGTTTTTCTTTCCTGACCGAACCTGTCTTTCCAGAACGCTGTTGTAATGTCATTCATAGCAAAATCAAGGTTCTTTGCGTTTATCAATAATACTTCAGGGGCTGAAGAGCCAATCGGCGGATCAAAGGCCATGTTTTTTGCTCCAAAACGGTGTTCGCCCAAACGAGGGTTTGAGCGAATGGCCGCGGCTTTTTACAATCAGCTATTTCAAGGAGTTAGATAGTGCTGATTGGCTATGCGAGGGTATCGACCGGGGATCAAAACCTCGATTTACAGAAAAACGCGCTGATCCGCGCAGAATGTGAGCTGGTTTTTGAGGATATGGCCAGCGGGAAAAATGCCCGGCGGCCAGGGTTAAAACGAGCGCTGAGGCGGCTCCGAGCGGGTGATGTGCTGGTGGTCTGGAAGCTTGATCGGCTTGGCCGCAGCGTACGCGATCTGATTACGCTCGTGTCGGAGCTACAGGCGCGCGGGGTGAATTTCCGCAGTCTGACCGACAGCATCGATACCAGTACGCCAGCAGGGCGATTCTTCTTCCACGTCATGAGCGCCCTGGCGGAAATGGAGCGCGAGCTGATCGTCGAGCGTACCCGCGCCGGTTTAGCCGCTGCTAGGGAGCAGGGGAGAGTCGGCGGCCGCCGCCGGATAATGACTGAAGAAGTGGTGGAGCTGTGCCGCAGAATGCTGGAGAACGGCGCTACCAGGCAGCAGGTAGCCGATGTGATAGGAGTGGGAGTAAAGACGATTTATAAATATTTTCCAGCCGGTTAAGTTTGCTCACCTGCGAACCGTATGCAAGAGATCGCAGGTGAGCAATTTGCTATGAATGCATTGCCATAGCTGAAAAATTTTAACCTCGCATTGTTCGCAAAACCATCAAACAGCTAAGGCCTGAAAACACTTTAAGACTTACCTCACTCGTTACATCAATGCGTTACGGCAATGACATAAATTGATAGCCAGAACCTATATTGATCTGTCGCTCTGCTAAAACTACTGTATATAAAAACAGTGTTAATCTGAGCGAGTCAATTATGCAGTTTTATACGCCCGTTGAGTTACGTGAGATCATGCTGATCCCGTTGTACAGTGACCTTGTGCAATGTGGTTTTCCAAGCCCTGCACAGGATTACGTTGAGCAACGCATAGACCTGAATGAGTTACTAATCAATCACCCCAGTGCGACGTATTTTGTCAAAGCCGCCGGCGACAGCATGAAATACGCCGGCATAGGGGAAGGGGATCTTCTGGTTGTGGATAGCTCAAGGACAGCAGTTCATGGCGATATCGTTATTGCTGCTGTGGATGGGGAATTTACCGTTAAGAAGCTGCAGCTGCATCCGCGGGTTCAGCTTAACCCAATGAACCCTGCATATTCGCCGATAGTCGTTGGTAGCGAGGATACTCTCGATGTGTTCGGGGTCGTAACTTACATCATCAAATCGGCTGGCTGAGATGTTTGCACTTTGCGATGTGAACTCATTTTACGCATCGTGCGAGACCGTATTTCGTCCTGACCTGAAGGGGCGGCCGGTGGTCGTCCTGTCAAACAACGACGGCTGCGTGATAGCCCGTTCGCAAGAGGCGAAGCCCTTCGTCAAAATGGGTGAGCCTTATTTCAAGCAAAAGGACATGTTTCGCCGGCACGGTATTATCGCGTTTAGCAGCAACTATGAGCTTTATGCCGATATGTCCAACCGAGTGATGACAACGCTGGAGGAACTCTCTCCACGCTGCGAAATTTACAGTATTGATGAGGCATTTTGCGATCTGACTGGTGTTCGTAACTGTCGCGATCTTACCGACTTTGGCAGAGAAATTCGCGAGACGGTTCTGCGCAGGACGCACCTCACGGTCGGCGTCGGCATAGCCCAGACTAAAACTCTGGCGAAGCTGGCCAATCATGCTGCTAAACAGTGGCAGCGACAGACCGGAGGAGTGGTGGATCTGTCTAATCTTGAAAGGCAGAGGAAGTTGATGGCTTTGCTGCCGGTGGATGAGGTCTGGGGCGTCGGGCGCCGCATCAGTAAAAAACTTGAGGCCATGGGGATTAAAACTGTGCTGCAGTTGGCGGATACCGATATCCGTTTTATCCGGAAGCATTTCAACGTCGTGTTGGAAAGAACTGTGCGGGAGCTGCGCGGCGAACCATGCCTTGGGCTTGAGGAGTTCGCGCCGGTAAAGCAGGAAATCGTGTGCAGCCGTTCGTTCGGCGGCCGTATCACTGAATACCATGAGATGAGGCAGGCGATATGCAGCTACGCCTCACGTGCAGCGGAGAAACTCCGTGGTGAGCACCAGTATTGCAGATTTATCTCCGCATTTGTCAAAACCAGCCCCTTTGCGCTGAACGAGCCGTACTATGGGAACAGCGCATCGTTAAAGCTGTTAACCCCAACGCAAGACAGCAGGGACATAATCACCGCGGCGACGAAATGCCTCGATGTAATCTGGCGAGAGGGGCACCGCTATCAGAAAGCAGGCGTTATGCTTGGTGATTTCTACAGCCAGGGCGTAGCGCAGCTCAACCTCTTCGATGATAACGCACCACGGAAGAACAGTGAAAAGCTCATGGAAGTTCTCGACCATCTCAATGCGAAAGGCGGAAGAGGAACTCTGTATTTTGCAGGGCAGGGGCTCCAGACTGCCTGGCAAATGAAGCGAGAAATGTTATCACCCCGTTATACAACGAGATATTGCGATCTGCTCAAAGTTAGGTAATTAATCCATAAAGATTGCTGGCCTTGCTGTTATCGGAGAACGCGAAGAACGGAAGTTGCTTAAGATGCCTATACCTCAAGATATAACATAAGTTGTTTCCCACGTATGCCTGATATTTGCTGCCTTCTTTATCATTGGGCACTGTTACTGTTCATATGAAACATTTAGTCATATATATCGGTGTTTTTTTTCAGAAGTAAAAGAGCTTCATCCATATGCGTTTTATGAAAACTAGCTTTCCGCATAAAGTCAATAAAGGAATCGGCTTCAAATCGGTTGAAGCCATTATCTAAGCCATCGAGTAGTCTTGAGAGTTGGGACTGATTCAGTCGTGCAAGGAATGCCCTTGCCCTTATTTCAGGAATAGGTCGTGTGGTATGGCAGGTAGGACACAAAGCCCGAAATGCACTAAGTGGATACTCCCATGGCTCATAACCAAGACTCATCGTCGTGTAATAGCAGTGATGAGCCTCAAGGCGTCCTTGCTTTCCACAATCCTCGCACTGGTGTCCAGCTGCTGCCTTAACTAATGCTGCTTTCCTTAACCACCTCGGATCTAGAAGTTTGGATGTATAGTTACCATTCAGCCTTCTGTAGTCATAATTGTCCGTAGGGTAAAAGCCAAGGCTCCAGCTATAGCCCCGTTCATACCAGAAGCCAAATGACTCAACCAGATCATCAAATTCGGTTGTGTCACAACCGTTGTTCAACAAACTAAATATCCCACTTCCGTCAATTACTAGGACCATTAATGCATCGTTGTGGATTTTTTCTCCACGGTCGTTCCATTCCTTTTGGGTTAAAAACGTAGCATCATCCAATATGCTCTCTTTAATGGCCCATTCCGTAATAGCATGTTTCATCCTTGCTAAATTCTTAAGCATATGGAACCTCATAACATGTTTAGTTTTGTTCAGGTATTATATAGCCTTCAGTAGTAAGGAATGGAACCTCTCCGGCATGACATAATAAATTACGTTTTTCTATGTTGTTTTTACTAGTGTATGTGTCGTCTAAATTAATAATGCATTTTTTTTGTGATAGCTCGGGATTTTTTCGACAGATGTCAGCAATGATATTTGTAATATTGTAAACACATTTATAAATATCAAATCCTGGATAGTACGTTTTACCATTGTTAATGAAAGGGCGCCTTTCCGAAAAAAACGAATCGTTCGCTGAGATATACTCAAAATCATCGATAAACTCTGATATGGATTGTATTTCTCTTTCTGCATTATGCCGTTTTTTTGCGTTGAGTATCGCTTTGGCAACTATATATAATGGGATAATAATCATCTCGGAATGGCTAAGTGTAAATTCATTCCTAACATTGTAAACCCTAAATTCATCAACGTCACCGACATGATGATGATAGTTTCTTAATATCCTTAGTAATTTAAACTCCGGGTGCTGTGAAATATTACTATGAAACTGCTCACGGAATCTGTCTTGTAATGAATGTAAATTGTTTAGAAAGCTGAATAATGTATTAATATCGCGCTCACCAGTTTTCCTGAAATCTGTTAGCTCCAAGCTGCTGTGGAAAAACCGATCAACAAAAGTGTTCTGCTCCAT